ATGACACAGCCCGCGTTCAACACCACTCTCTCCCAGGAGAGGCTGCAAGCGGTCCAGGTCACCGCCGACGCCTGGCGGTCGAGAGGCCACGTACAGGATGCGGACAACCTCCTGATCGTGGCCGGCCTCGCCACCGGACAGCCGTCAGCCACGCCCCCGTCAGCCACACCCCTGTCGAACGTGTTCTCCCTCGCGGACTTCCGTTCCCGTCAGGCGGTACAGCGATGACCGTCCCTGAGATCCGCGCCACGCTCTCGGCCCTTGAACGGGAGATGAAGTCTCCACCGCGTGCTCTCCCGCACACGCTGGACCGGGGCCGGTGCACGGATGTCCGCTGCTCGTCCTGTTCTCGGAGGGCAGCTCGATGACCGACACCGCACCCTCTGACTTCGCCGCCCGCGCAACCGAGCTGTTCGAGTCCGCCAGCAAGGAACTCAACCGCTACCGGCCGAGCGACATGCGGGAAGAGCACGCGCTTCGGGACGTGGAGCTTGCGAAGACGCTGGCGCTGATCGCCATCGCCACCACGTTGCAGCAGATCCACTCCGACGTCCACAACGCTGTGAAGACGCTGGCCTGCCCTCGCCGTCGCCGCCTCTGGCGGAGGACGGCCCGATGACCACGGCCCGCCCACCGCATCTCTCCCACCCTCGCAGGCGGTGGGCGGGCCCTTCCCTCAACCCCCGTCTGGAGATCGGCATGACTGCCCACACCTTCACCCTGGTTCCCGTCCCTACCCCGTCCCGCCAGTACCGGTGGTCCTGTTCGTGCAGCAACGAGGCGAGTCAGGCGTTCTTCGCCACCGAGGCGCAGGCGAAGAGGGCGCACGGCGACCACGCGCAGGCGAAGAACGCCGGCTGACCCGATGATCTCCCGTCCAGGGGCCGCGGCCCCACATCATCCCAGCCGCCGGATCCTGGACGGGCCCCTTTACTCCCCCCGCCTGCGAACGTGCACGGAATCCAACCCTCTTCGCCCCGGGCGGGGGCTCAACAACTTCCCACCCGATCCACCAGGAGTACGCGATGACCAGCGCGACGGACTTCGTCCACCAGCCCTTCACCCTGTGGGGAACCGGCGACCAGATCGAGGTGCACGCCGCGTTCCTCGCCTACGGAAAGGACTGCCCGAACACAGTCGAGGTCGTCTTCACCCGCCACGACGGCAGCGACTCGTGCAGCAGCTACCTGGTGGCCAGGGCGGTGCTCGCCGCAGGACTGGTTCGCCCGGCCAGCGACGGCACGTTCACCGTAGGGCCGCACGCCCGGCCCGACTGGCTCATCGTCACCCTCCCGATGGGCGAGCAGGCTCGCGGCTACTACGCCGACGCCGTCGTGCTGCGGGCCTTCCTCGACGCCACTGCCCAGCTTGTGCCGATGGAGGTCGCCGCCTGATGGACTGGAACCTGTATCTGCCGCCCGCCGAAGTGGTGTGGGCGGTTGGTGCGCTTCTCACGATCGCTGCGGCCAGCGTACCCCTGGCCGTGATCTACGGGACGCGCAAGAACCGTAGGAGGGATGCCTCCTCCTCCAGCCCGGTCGAGGACTGGCTGACCCGCGGCGTGGCCGCCATTGCGACCGGCGTGTCCGCGGAAGGCATGTGGCGATTCACCCGCGACGTGCTCAAGCTGGACGGCCCGCTGCAGATCGCGTTGTTCGCGTTCATCGAGCTGTCCATGGTGACCGAGGCCGTGCGGGCCCGCCGCAACATGCGCGAGCACGGCTCTGCCGGCCTCGATGGGATCGCTGTGTGGGCGCTGGCGTGCCTGACCGCTGTCCTGTCGAGCATGGACGCCAAGGCGCCCGCTGAGGTCGTCTTCCGGCTTGCCGCCCCGCTGGTGGCGGCGTGGATGTGGGAACGCGGCATGCGGCTGGAGCGGCGGCGCCAGCGCGGCAAGGCCGGCATCAACTGGCGGCTCACACCCGAACGGCTCCTGGTGTGGGCTGGCCTGGCGGAAGCCCGTGACCGTACCGCCTCCGAGGTGGACACGCACCGCAGGCTCAAAAGGGTGGCGCTGGCCGCCAAGCGCGTGGACCAGATGCGCGAGGCGAACGCCAAAGCCAAGAAGGTGGCTGCGGCGATCGGCAGGCGAGACAGGATGCTCGATCTCGCTGTCGCCCACACCGACCTGGCCACCAACCCGCGTACTCAAGAGACGCTGCTGGCCGTGCTGCGCACGCTCGGTGGCGGGGAGGACCTATCTGTTGTGCTGTCCACCGCGCTGGCGCCGTGGCGGGACCTCGACCATCCGGCCGTCAACGGCCAGAAGCGGCTCAGTGAAGCCGCCCGGCTCGCGGCCGAGATACAGAAGCTGACCGAGGCCGTCCTCCAAGGACGCGACCCGGACTCCGCCGCGACGATCAAAATGCTCGCCTCCATGCTCGTCGGCCGGCGCATCCCGCCACCTGGTAGCGCCACCTCGGGTGAGGTGGCGCCGACGGTAGCGGATCTAGTGGCGGGTCGAGTGGCGCTGCGGCCCGTCCCGCCCCTGCCTGGCGACACCGCAACCGACACTTGGACCGCTACTCGTGCCGCTACCGATCATCCAGTGGCGGACGAGGTAGCGGACGAGGTGGCGGATCTCGAAGCGGAAGAGGTGCTGCGGCAGCTCCGCGAGGAACCCGACGACGACGGCGACGACACCGTGACCGCCACCGCGAGCGCCACCGAAGCGATGTGGCGCTACTGGCAGGACGCCATCGACAGAGGCGACTTGCCCACCGGCGCCGACCTGGCCAGAGAGGGCGGATGTGTCGACTCCTACGGCCGGCGCAAGCGCAACGAATGGCTCGGCCAGTTGGACGTCCGCACACGCCGCCGCCTGCTGAACGCCACGCGGCGCGAAAGGAGCGCCTGATGGGCCGCTACCAGTGTCCGCTCTGCCAGTGCTTCCACCCGGACGAGGCCAAGCCTTTCTGTTCCGTCCACGGTAGGGACGGCTACTCGCCTCGCTGCCAGGAGTGCATCCAGTCCGTCGCCAACCCGCCGTGCGCGGTGCAGTCAACACCCACGTAAGGAGATGTGACATGTCTTGGATGGTGGTTGCGTGGCTCGTCCTTCTGGGCGTGATCACCACCTGCGTGATCGTCAAAGTGACCCGCTGGTACGAGCTGCTGTTCATCGGCTCGTTCGGGTTCTTGACCGCCACCCTGCTGGCGGGCGTGACGACGCCCGGCGGGCTCGCCTTCGAGAACCTGTGGGGGGCGATTTTTTGATGGATGGCCTGCCCGCACGCCAGGAGCGGTGATGAGCGGCCTCGAGTTCGTCATCGCCGCCGTCGTGATCGCGGTCCTCGCTGGGACAGCCAGACGCATGTCGCAGCCGGCGGACCGCCCCAAGACGGCCAACTGGCTGATCCGCACGTGGAACGCCAGTGGCGCCCGTGAACTGCAAGGGACCACGTTCGGCGACGCGGTCACGGGCCTGTCAGGCCGCGCCATCGGCAGCGCCCTGCGCGGCGGCAAGCGGTCCGCCATCTGGACGGGACGCAAGGGCATCCTGCCTGCTGCGAAGGCAGGCGGCAGGATCGCCGCGTGGACGGTGAGCACCACCTTCGTTGCCCCTGCCAAGAAGACCGCCCGCGTCACGGCCCGGCTTCGCCGCTCCGCGATGCGGCGGATGGGCCGCCGCTGGGACGCCAAGGCCGCTGATCGCGAGCCGCGGCTGTTCCGCCGCCGCGAACGCCCGGCCGGACGGGCCGGCACCTCGGGCCGGATGAGCCGGGTCCGCGGCTGGCTGCACCGGCATCGGCCGTGGCGCCGCGCAGGCACCCCGCCCGACACCCCTCCGACCGTAGCGCCTGCCGCTCCCGTGGTTCCGCCCGCCCCTCCGACCCGCCTGCTCCGGCTCGCGCCCCCGCCCACCTCTGGAGAAGCCATGACAACCCCCGACACCACCTCGCAACCCGCCGCCGCCCCCACTGCCTCGAACGGGCTGCCGCTGCCGCCGCCCCCCGACTGGCAGATGCTGATCCGACGGGTCGGCAACCTGGAACCGGGCAGCGACATCGCGCTGGAGCGCTTCATGCTCGGCGAGATGACCGGGATGATCGCCTACGCGGAGGCGTTGAAGAACGTGCACGGCACGTGCGTCGGCGCGCTCGGCCTCGACCCGGCCTCCGTGCAGGGCATCGCCGACTACGCCATGGCGGCAGGCGACGCGGGAGCGGCGATGGCCGGCGCGCACAAGCGGTGGCGGGCGGTCTACGAGGAGATCCTGCGCGCGGTCCGCTCCGGCGTGATCATGCCGTTCAAGGGCCGCTTCTTCACCACCGGCCGCGCCGGATAGCCCTCTGCCCACGTCCCCTGTCCAGGCCTGTTGTGAGGTGACCATGCAGCCCAAGCCGACGCTCCGCGAGGCGTTCTCCCGCCGCCGCCCGAAGGACGGCGCCGAGACGACCCCGCAGGGGCAGGAGGCGGTGAAGCGCCCGCGCGGCCTGGGCCTGGTCCGGTGGGTCCGCCAGAAGCCCGCCGAGCGCATTCCGCTGCCCGTCGGGGCCGGCCTGTACGGGGCCGGTTGGGCCGGGTACGGGCTGGACTGGTCGTCGCCGTGGCTGGCCGCGGGCGGCGTTGCCGCCGCTGTGGTCACCTACCTGGTGGGGGTGCGCAACATCGGCGGTGAGGACCGGGCGTTCCGGCTCGCCGCCGGCGTGGCCGGGGCCGGCGGGTGGATGGCGCTCAGTTCCGCCGTCGGCCCGACGTGGGGCCCGTACGGGGCGCTCACGTGGCTGTACATGGCCGCCTACGGGGTCGCCTACTGGGTGTACCGGGGCGATGTCGCCGTCCAGAAGAAGATCGTGTGGCGGGAGCAGAAGACCGGCTGGCACCAGTTGGGCCCGAAGTTCGGGATGCGCGGCTCTCACCTGCTGTATCACGAGCCGACCCGGCTGGGTGAACGGTTCCTCATCGACACGCAGGGCACCGGGCAGCGCGCTTCGGCGTTCGCGACCCCGAGCCAGGAAGAGCTGATCGCCGAGAAGCTCGGCCTGCCCCGGGAGCGGGTCAGGTGCCGGCCTGACTCCATCGCCGGACGCCTGTGGATCTCCATCCGGTACACCGACCCGTGGGCGCAGCCGATTCCGCACCCCGTCCTGGACGACAACCCGGAGATCGTGCTGCCGGAGGTGGCCGACATCCGCAAGCCGCAGCCGGTCGGGGTCGATCCGGAGACGGGCAGACCGCTGACGCTGACGGTCTGCAACCAAGACGGCGGCCTGCACACGCTGATCGTCGCCATCAACCGGTCGGGCAAGACCGTGCTGCTCAGCAACATCAACGAGCGGCTCACCGCCGCCGACAACGTCTTCCCCATCGGGATCAACGTCGGCATCAAGGCGCCCGAGATGTACCGGTGGCGCAAGGCGTTCGCCCTGTCGGCGTGCGGCCCCAAGGAGCGGGTGCGTGCGCTGCGCATCCTCGAGCTGGTCCGCGACGGCATGGAGTGGCGCGGCGCCAACCACGGCGACGAGACGGTGTTCGAACCGCGCGCCGGCCGCCCCCTGTGGGTGATCGAGGTGGACGAGATGGACGCGCTGCTCGGCCACAACGACAACATCGGCCACGCCATCCGGCAGTGCGTCGTCGACATCGCCAGCAAGGGCCCGTCGGAGGGGTTCGCGCTCATCCTGGCCGGTCAGCGCGGCACCCAGGAGTGGATCGGGTCGACCGACATCCGCACCCAGATCCGCAACTTCGTGTTCCTGCAGCTCGGCGCCGGTAACGAGGCGTTCAACGCGGCTGGTGACCTGGGGTTGACGCTGCCGGACATGGCCACCTACGGCGAGGGCCACAAGGGTGTGGCGTGCATCGCGCAGTTGGGCGGCGACTACGAGATCGGCCGCACGTTCAACCTGCGCGAGCTGGTCGACATCGACCGGGTGGCCGAGGGCCGTCGCCCGTCCCGGCTGGAGCCGCTCCTGACCGCGCACTTGGGTGTGAAGCTGGAGCGGCTGCTGGCCTCCGAGCCCGGCCCCGGTGAGATGCATGCCCGCGATCTCAAGGAGTCCCGGCCTGCTGCGCAGCAGGCCGGGACTACGCCGAACAACACGGCCCCGGACGCGAGCCCGGAAACGAGCCCGGTCGGCCAGCAGGACAACGGGCTCGACAAGGCCACCGAGAAGATCGACGAGACCCGGACCTACCTCGCCTCGTTGTCGCCGCTGGCCGAACCCGACCCGGAGGTGGCCGCGGCGCTGGCGCAGTCGGCGGAGGAACGCTCCCGGCAGATGGCCGAACAGGTCGACATGTCCGAGCAGGTCCGCGCGCGGCTGCTGGACCTGCTCGCCGACGGCACGACGGTGCGGCCCGCGGCGGAGGCGCTGGAGGACCTCGGGGTGAGCCGGTGGAAGGTGCACGAGTGCCTGACCCGCTTGCACGCCGAAGGCGTGGCGGTGCGGGAGGGCAAGGGCCGCGGCTCGATCTGGCGGCTGGCGCCGTCCGAGCCCGACGAGGAGGACACCCCAAATGGTAACGCTGTGTGACGAAGAAATGTCCGGTGGATTGTCCGGAAGAATGTCCGGACCCCCTCCCCCGGCCCCCGTATATGAGAGACCAGACAGCCCCTGCCGGACATTTCCGCGGCGCTCCACCACCCTCACAATCCGTGACACCCGCGGGGGTGCGTGATGACGCACACGAGTGCCGCCGCGGCGCACACCGACTTCACTGACGCCGCCTCCACGGCAGCGATCATGCACGCTCGCTGCCGTGCGGCCGGTCTCGACCCGGTCTCCTACAGCGGCCTGGCAGGTGTGGCGCTGACCCTCGGACATGAGGAGATCGCGTCCTGGGCGGTTCCCTGGCCAGCCGACCGTGATCTTGTCTCTGCCGTTGTCGGCCTCGAACACGAACTGCGCGGGCGGGCGGCCCGCCTGACCACCTTCCAGTCCAAGATCGCCGCGTCGTATCGGCACGCACAGGAGCAGGCCCACGCCGAAGCGAACGCCTCGGGCGGTATGTCCGACGCCACCCGCGCCTGGCTCGCCGACTGCCTCAACGCCGAAACCATCGTCCAGAGCGGCCTCGCCCGGCTCCGCTACGCCCGCCGCCGCCTCTCAGCCATTCCCACCGAGTTGGGGGAGCGGTATGAGGCCATCTACCGGTTCGTCAACCAAGGCCACGTCCTGCCGGTCAACGGCCGATGGCTCACCGAAGCGGGGTCATGACCATGGAAGCCTTCCTGATTCTCGCCGCTCTCGCGTTCACCGCCTGGGTGGTCATCGACTACCAGCGCAACCGGCTGTCACGCTGCCCCCGCTGCAAGGGCAGCGGCCAGTTATCGGCGCGGTTCTGGCCGAACCGGTACCGGGCGTGCCCGCGCTGCAACCGCCGCGGCGAGATCGGCAGACGGTGATGGCCGCCACCAGAAGGACACGCCGGCCAGCCGCCCGGCGCGCTCCCGCGAAACCAGCCCGTACGGCGCTCCCTGCCCGCAAGGCACGGACCGCGAGCAAGGACCCGGCCGCGTGGATCGCCCGCAAGACCAAGCGGCTGCTGTCCGCGGCGTGGACCAGAAGCGCCCACCGGGTGGGCCGAAGCATCCGCCGCGAACCCGCAGACGCCGCCACCGCTCACCACGACAACGCCGCCCTGGCCGTTCTCGCTGCCGGGCTGCTGCTCGCGGCCGGCGTGTGGAACCTGTGGGACAACATGTTCGCTGCCGCGGCTGCGACGCTGACGCGCGCCCTGGTCGGGTCTGCGGCGGTCGCCGTCCCGCCTGCCGTGATGGTGGCGGCGTGGCGGCGCTTCCGCCACCCGGACCGGCCCATGACCCGCCTGCTGTCGGGCTGGGCGGTCGCGCTGGCCGCCTGGGCGGGCATCGCGCACGCCGTCCACGGCGGCGGTGTCGCGTCCCCAGAGACGGGCGGCCTGGCCGGATACGCGGCGGCAGCCTGGCTGACCTCCCACATCCCGGACGCGGACGTGCCGATCCTTGCCGCGGCAGGACTCCTGGCGCTGTTCATCGCGGGCGGCGTCCATCCGCGCGACATCCCCGAGCGGGCCGCCGCCGTCCGCAGCCGGTTCGCCGCACCGGTCGCAGTCGGCGCGCAAGAGAGCCCGCCCGAAGGCGACCAGGAACCACCAGAGACGGAGCCGGACCGCACCGACGAGACGTCCGACGAAGCCGCCGGCGAACCTGAGCCGGCCTCCGCCGATGACGGGCCACCGCAAGAGTTCGCAGCCCCAGGGAACACGCGCACGCCCGCCTCGTACGTGCCCGCCGACCCGCGCATGCTCAAGCAGGGCAGCACCGCCCGGCCGCGCACCAGGGCAACCGATGCCGTCGTCGAAGCGCTCTCCCGGGTACTGGCCGAGTTCGACATCGATGCCGCCGTGGACGACTTCGTTCGCGGCCCGCAAGTCACCCGCTACTTCGTGACGCTCGGCCCCGGCGTCAAAGTCGAGAAGATCACCGGCCTGTTGAAGAACTTCCGCGTGGCCACGAAATGCGACCAGGTACAGATCCACGCTCCCGCGCCCGGCCGCGACGCGGTCGGCATCGACGTCCCCAACGCCGAGCGAGACCTGATCCGGCTGGGCGACATCCTCAACTCGGCGGAGGCGAAGGCCCGCAAGCACCCGCTGACGGTCGCGCTCGGCGCCGACATCGAGAACAAGCCGATCGTCGCCAACCTGGCCGGAACACCGCACCTGCTCATCGCTGGCGCCACCGGCGCCGGCAAATCCATCTGCGTCCACGACCTGATCGCCAGCGTCCTGCTCCGCGCCACCCCGGAGGAAGTCCGCATGGTGCTCATCGACCCCAAGCGGGTCGAACTCGCCGTCTACAACGGCATCCCGCACCTCATCACCCCGGTCATCACCAACCCGAAGAAGGCCGCCGAGGCCCTCGAATGGGTCGTGGGCGAGATGGATCGGCGCTACGACGACCTGGCGGCGTCGGGGTTCCGGCACGTGGACGAGTTCAACAAGGCCGTGCGGGCGGGCAAGCTGCAGCCGCCGCCGGGCAGCGAGCGGGTCTACCAGCCGTACCCGTACCTGCTGGTGATCGTGGACGAGCTGGCCGACCTGATGATGGTGGCCCCGCGCGACGTCGAGGACTCGATCGTGCGCATCACCCAGCTCGCCCGCGCGGCGGGCATCCACCTGGTAATCGCCACGCAGCGGCCGTCGGTGGACGTCGTCACCGGCCTGATCAAGGCGAACGTGCCGTCCAGGCTCGCCTTCGCCGTCTCCAGCCTCACCGACTCGCGGGTCATCCTCGACCAACCGGGCGCAGAAAACCTCATCGGCAAGGGCGACGGCCTGTATCTGCCCGCGGGCGAGAACAAGCCCATCCGGTTGCAGAGCCCCATGGTCACCGAGCAAGAGGTGCAGCAGATCGTCGCCCACTGCAAGAAGCAGGGCGCCGCCGCCTACCGAGACCTCGAACCGGCCGCGCCCGCCCCCAAGCAGGCGCTCGACATCGGCGACGACCTCGACCTGCTGATCCAGGCGGCCGAGCTGATCGTGACCACGCAGTTCGGCTCGACCTCGATGCTGCAGCGCAAGCTGCGGGTCGGGTTCGCCAAGGCGGGGCGGCTGATGGACCTGCTGGAGAGCCGGAACGCGGTCGGTCCAAGCGAGGGCTCTAAAGCACGCGAGGTGCTCGTCAAGCCCGACGACCTGCCCGACCTCCTCGGCAATCTCCGCGCGACGCAGAAAGCGCCGTGAGCACAGCCATCTCATCCGGCAACCAACCAAGGAGAACCGGCATGAACAAACGGAAGCAAGACAGGAACCGGCTGTACACCCGCAGACAGCAGCCACGACAGCAGCCCGCAGCCGCGTGGGTGTGGAACGGGCGCACATGGGCCGACGCCACACCGGAGCAGGAGCACACGCTGCTCACGGCGCTGTTCCGAGGACGCAGATGACTCGCCCCGACGAGACCTCGCAGATCAAGCAGAGGTTCATCGACCAGTACCCGGAAGAGAACCTCCGCCCCGACGAGGTACGCCTCCTGCCTGACGGTGACGTCGTCATCGACAGGAGGGTTAAGTACCCGAACGCGCAGCAGTTGGTTGTCGGCCGGTGGAAGCCCGGCACTGGTCGTCCCCCGTTCTCGCTGGTGAACGACTGACTAATCCCACACCCGTTGAGGGTGTCCCACCCATCCGGCTCCGGCTGCCCGAACCTCGCGGCCGGGGCCCACATTCCCTTCCCACACCTACAAGGAGGTGCCTTCCATGGCGGAGGACATCACCATCACGATGCCGGCGTCCGAGCTGGAGATGCGGTATAGGGGCGGCAGCATGTACCGGCTGGTGTCCATGAACGGCTGGCACCCACCGCGAGCAGGCGGGCGCTGGCCGCTCATCCTGAACGTGGACCACACCGCCGACGACGGGCCGCCGCTGGTGGTCGTCGAAATCGAGACAGACACGGACGCACACGGAGTGCCACCCTCTAGCAAGGTGAAGGTGATCCCCGTCAACCCATCAGGGGCCACACGATCCACCGGGGAGGCACAAGAGGCGGTGAACACGTGAGCCGCCCGGACCGGGCCCTGATAGCGGAGATCATCGCCGCGTACAGGGCAGCCCCGCGACAGAACAACTGGGTTCGGCTGAACGAGATCCGCGCCAGGCTGGGCGCGTGGACGCGGGCCGAGGTAGACGCGGCCCTCCTTCACCTGCTCAACACGGAGAACGTCAGTCTGGAACCCGAGTCCAACCGCCACAGGCTGGCTGATCCCGAGTACCGTGACGCGGCGGTCCGCATCGGCGGGGAGGACCGGCACCTCATGCAGATCTACTGACGTCTGCGCACAAAAGAACGCCCCCGGTCGCTTCCCCATGACCGGGGGCGTCTGACTGTTCAGACTGGGGTGGAGTCTTCATCCAGAGTGCTCGCGGCCACCCACGCGAGAACACGGTGCCGCGCCTCCGCGCTGGACTGCGACTCCAGCAGGGAGCGGACGGCGAACGCGGTGTCGATTTCCGCTTCGTCGTGCAGGACGGGGTGGCCGCCGACGCGTTCGATGCCGCCGTCTGGCATCTCGTAGGTGTTCGTCATGCCGGTCAGTGGAGCACCGCTGTGTCGCACTGGTGTCGCGAGGTTCCCTGCTTTTCTCGGCGGACCGCCGCGCCGTGGGGGGTATGTGGGAACGCCCCGGCTGCTTCCCCACAGCCGGGGCGTTGTCATGGGGGCGGGGACCCGTCGCCAGCCTCCGCGGCGAGGGCGTCCTTGGCGGCCTGTGTCAGTCCCAGGCTGGTCCTGAGCCGGTCCTCCGCGCCTTTCGCCATGGCCGGGCGCCGGTAGATGGCGTCCACCAGTTTCAGCCTCCACGCCCGCGCCTCGTTGAGCTGCTGCTCCAGTTCGGTGTCTCGTTCTGCTTCGAGCGCTACGACGTCGACGCTGGATGGCAGCGCCCTGCTGATCCTCTCGCATTCCGCCTCGGCCTTGAGGAACTCCTTCTTGAGTTCCAGCAGGTCACTCGGTACTTCACGATCCGCCATGACGCTCCCCCGATAGTGGTTCGAGGGGATGATACGGACATCGCTGCGGGTGATCACGTACCGGGGTGAGGATGTCGGCCATGGACCCGGAAGAGGTTGAGCAGCGCTTGGCGGAAGTACGGCTACGCAGGGAGATGGAGGAGCACATCCTCGCCACGGAGGAGGTGCCGCCCGAGGCGAGCCAGGCCGTGCGGGACTTGTTTCGAGAGCATCCCGTTGGGTGATGTCAACCGACTGTGGAGAATTCCATCACATGAGGGCAAACGAGTGAAAGCGGGCATCATCTAATGAATCCATCGCGCATTCAAGTGATCCGCATCACACTCTGCCATCATCTTCATAACAATGATCTTTGGATGGCGCTTTCACGGTGCTGTAATCGCTGTCCGTATTGATGCGAGAACTCTTCGCAATAGGCGCTGAATCACTACGCAGCGGATTCGAATAGGGCACGCTTCTGCTCACGGATCCGCGCGGTTCACTGTGCGTTAATGGGGACGCCGCCGCGCCATGCTTCGGGGGAGGCGTGCGGATGAGCCGCCGTTTCAACCAATCCCAACGGGCCGCTCTCTTCCTGGCCAACGATGGACGCTGCAGTCGCTGCGGAGTCGATCTCCAGCCGGGCTGGCACGGAGATCACGTCATGCCCTACTCCCACGGAGGGGCAACGGACGTGAGCAACGGGGAAGCGTTGTGTCCCGAATGCAATCTCCAGAAGGGGGATCGCATGAGTCAGCTCCGGGCCTGGCAGGAGGACGCCCTCAGGGAGTACACCCTGTGGATTCCGCGCGAAGGCAACGGCTTTCTGGTCGAAGCCACCCCGGGCGCAGGCAAGACCAGGCTGGCGATCGAAATCGCCCGCCGAGCGCTCGCCTCGGGGCGCGTCCAACGCATCGTGGCCGCCGTACCGACCGCACGCCTCGAAAGCCAATGGGCCGAAGAGTTCAGCAGACAGGGCATCAGCATCAACCCCGGCTGGCACGCCGCCGATGGCCGCCTCGCCACTGACGAGCAAGGGTGCGCCGCAACCTACGCCGAGATCGCCAAGCAGCCGCAGATCTACCGCAAGCTCGTCTCCGAGAAGCCGACGCTGGTCATCCTCGACGAGATCCACCACTGCGGCGGAGAAGAGCGCGCCTGGGGCGCTGGAGCACGAACCGCCTTCGAGCCAGCCGTGGCCAAGCTCCTGCTGTCCGGCACACCCTTCCGGTCCGACAACGACGAGATCCCGTTCGTCAACTACGTCGACGGGGTTGGCGCGCCGGACTTCCGCTACGGCTACGACCGGGCTCTGGCCGACGGCGTCGTCCGTGCCGTCTTCTTCCCCCGCCGCGGCGGACTCATGGAGTGGACCGCTCCCAATGGCGCCAACCGCAGCGCCACCTTCGAGGATGAACTCAATGACCGCGACGCCGCCCACCGGCTGCGCACCGCGCTCTCGCCCACCGGCGAATGGCTGCCATCCGTCCTCAAAGAGGCCAACACGCAGCTCGCCGAAGTGCGCACCAGCGACCCCGAAGCCGGCGGCATCGTCTTCTGCGAGGACTCCTACACCGCCCGCGAAGTGGTCAAGCTGCTCACCGCGCTAGGCCAGACGCCCGTTCTCGCGATCTCCGATGAGCCGGAGGCGGACGGCCGGATCAAGACCTTCAAGTCGTCGACCGCTCCGTGGATCGTCACGATACGCAAGGTCAGCGAAGGCGTGGACATCCCCCGACTCCGGGTCGGCGTCTACGCCACACCGTGGATCACCGAGTTGTTCTTCCGCCAGGTCGTCGGCAGGCTCGTACGAATCCGCCCCGGCGAGGACGACCCGACCGCCTACCTCTACATCCCCGACGACTCAAGGCTGCGGGCCATGGCCGCACAGATCAAGCAACAGCGTGACCACATCCTCGACCAGCAGGACGCCGAACTGCTCGGAGACTCGGGCGGGGAAAGCTCTGGGCCGTCGGGCGAGCAGCCGCTCTTCTCGCTGTTTTCCCCCATCTCGGCGACGCCAACGGACGAGGGCGTCATCGTCGACTCCGACACCATCACGCCGGCCGAGCTGGCTAACGCCGAGCAGGTCAAGCGGATGGACCCGACAACCACCGCCATGCCGACCGCGTTGGTGGCCAAGCTCCTGCGCAACGCAGGCGCCACCTTCACAACGGCCCAGCCCGTTCCCCCCTCGGAGGCCGCCGACGCGCCGTTCGAGCGTAAGGAGAAGCTGAAGAAGCAGAACAACACCGCCGCGCAGCGGGTCGCGCGTGCCTACGGCATCCCTTACGGCACCGTGAACGGGCGCCTCAACCAGCTCGTTGGCGTGCCCGTGTCACGGGGAGTCCGTCAGTGCAGCGAGGAACAGCTTGAGAGGCGTCTGCAGTTCGCGAAGCAGTGGCTGGCCACCGGCGTAGCTCCCGGCGCACGGGAGGGCGAATGACGGTCGATCCGCGGGTGGAACACGACCACCTCGTAACGGACCTTCGTGGCGCCGTTCATAACGGTGAATCAGGCCTGGCGTACGTGCCGCGGCTCCTGAAGCGCTTGCTGGAGACGGAAGCATGGCGGGAGCGGTACGACGTCAAATCCAGGACCGTGGTGATGTTCAAGAGCTTCATGGAGTTCGTCACGACGCCGGCCACTGAAGGGTTGGGCGCGTCCATCGAGCTAATCGATCGCATCGTTGGCACGGACGATCCCGATCTCCTGATCCTCCTGCGCGAGGCCAAGGCGGGCACGCCAGGCCGACCCAGAGCTGATGCAGAAAACCCATTAGAATCTAATGGGTTTTCCATCCAGGGAGAGTCCACCGAATACACGGCAGCCCGTTTGGCAGCAGAGGCGCCAGAAGAGTTTGAAGCCGTACAGCGCGGCGAGAAGTCGATCCACGCGGCTGCTGTCGCGGCCGGCTTCCGTCGGCGCCGCATCCCTGTCCGCCTCGACAACGCATCATCAGCGCTACGAAGCCTGCAGGCGAACAGCAGCCCGGAATTCTGGGCCGAATTCAAGCGACTCGTGGCGGAGTCCGAGTAGGGGCCGACAATCCGAAGAGGCCCTCGCCCTCCCGGAGGAGAGCGAGGGCCTCTAAGCCCAGGCAGCGGCGTCCCGAGGGGACCGGCCTGAGGTTGACGATACGTGTGATCAGCTTGTTTCGGTAGCCGTAGGAGACAGCAGCATGTGCGGCAGCGCCGACGTCGGGCAGGTGGTGACGCCGTTCTCTCTGGCGTCGAAGATGGCCAGCAGTTCGTTCGGGTCTTCGTCTTCGTAGAAGTCCAGAGCGGTTCTCGCCACTACGCCTCCCGTGCTGCTCGAAGTTCCTCGATCTTTGCTCTCACCTCGTCGAGGTCGTCCACCGTGAGCTGCTGCATGCGCCGCTCCTCCGCGCCGGCCAGCATCGCCTGGACCTCATCAACGTACAGGCGAACCCCGTCCGGGTAGACGTACACGTCGCGCCCGTCATGCCATCTGACGACAGTGGGTGGCTGGTGCTCCATCTCGCCATCCTCCTAACGTCCTCCTCGACGAGGAGGAGGGGCCGGGCCATCCCGAAGGATGACCCGGCCCTCATCGAGAGTCCAGCGAGTTACTAACCGAGACATCAGGCCCCGGGGTTCTCCACCCTTCACAGCCCACTTGTCCCTGCCGCCCTGGCCTGGGCGGTCAGTCGGGCACTGGACTCCCAATCCAGACGGCACCGTAGCGCCCCTGGCTGGCCTCGAAACGCACGAGAGCCCCCGCACCATGGCGGGGGCTCAAGGCGAGATCGCCGGGTGTTGAGGGCGCCCTGGACCTCTCACCGGCTCCTACCGCCAACAGGGACGGCAGGCCTACGGGATCCCGGATTCGGGCTCTGTCGTGCTCCGGGATCGGGGCAGTCCCGGCACCCGGCCATACCGGGGCGAGACCACACTGTCAGGGTAGCGGCACGAACTCCGCGCCCTTCCGCTTGTAGTAGTCGGCCACCCGCTGCTCCGGCTTACCGATGGACCAGCGGGCGATCGGGGCGGCATCGACGACACGGCCATCCCTGACGACGACCGCGAAGGTTGCGTACGTGAGGGACACCCATATCCACCGATCCACCCCGCCACGCTAACGAACGGGACCGACAGGATCAGGCGCTGGTGACCGCCGTCTCCTTCGGCTCCTGGTTCTGCCTCAGCATCAGGCCCAGCACCGCAGACAGGGCGGCGACGATGACGCCCTGCTGCTCCGTGGTGAAGGTGAGGCCGGGCAGCCCGAACGCGACGATCCCGGTCAGGATCGTCTGCGCGGCACCAGTGATGGCGGCGACGACGACCGGGCGGGTGGTGAGCGCCACGATCAGCGCCATCACACCGTTCGCCACCACCATCGTGTAGTCGGCGGCGTCACCGGTCAGCGTCCCGAACGCGACCAGCACCGCGAGCAGCGACTGAAGGCCGTACAGGATGGCCGCAGGGTCGCGGCCGAACAGCTTGAACTGCATGACGACCTCCTAGTTGACGGTGTATCCGCCGTTCCAGTCCCAGCTCTTGCTGGCCACCTGCGTGGCGCCGGAGGTCAGCCAGACAGAGTCGGCGTCGTTGTTCAGGAAGTGGCCGGAGGCGCCACAGTCCACGTCGCTCTTGGCGTACAGCCGGTACGCGGAGCCGTCCTTGTAGTTGCCGCCCCACCGGGAGCCGTTGTAGACGGTCACGGTCTCGCCCGCGGCGAGCAAGGCGGCGGAGCCCTGACCCGGCAGGCCGGTGATCACGTACTTGTTGCAGGTGTGCGGGCTGCCGTTGTTCTTCGACCAGTTGTCCTGAACCACCAGGCCATCGATGTCCACCGGGCCGCCGCCCGTGACCTTGAAGGTGACGAACTCGCGGTTCCGGTTCGCGAAGGTGTCGCTGCCCATCGCGTCGGTGCCGACCTCGACGATCGTCAGCGCGCCCACAGGCAGATCGAGGGCGGAACTGGAGGCCGAGGCCGGGCTGCCCGCGAGGCCAGCAGCGGCGACGACGGCAGCGAACAGAAGCGCGCTCTTGTTGAGACGCATGAGGATGCTCTCCTACAGGGAGGTGACATGAAAGAAGCGCCTCCGCATCGGGCGGGGCGCTTCGGGGGCGAACTCTTTCCGAAAATTGGAAATAGTTCGCTCAGTTGGCCTCGTCGAAGAGGCCCGGCACGCGCTCAGGCGTGCCCTCGTCCGCGGGCTCGGGATGCCGCGGAAGCAAGGATGGGTACAGGGTGTGCCACCAGCGCAGCCACAGGCCGTCGCTCACGAGGCGACTCGCACCAGCGCCGCCCACGTCTGGGGGCCGATCAGCGAGTCTGCGTCCAGCTTCTTCAGCTTCTGAAACCCCTTGATGAGGCCGGCGAACTCGTCGTCGTACCTGGTGCGGTCCAGCCAGGACTCCAGCCCCGCGCCGGCGTACACGGTCTCGGGCAGGTAGCCGCGGGAGCGCAGCAGGTGCCGTGCCGTCTTGACGTCGTAGTTGTCGTCTCCGGGCCGGAGCAGGGGCAGGTCCTTCACCAGGGTCTCCGTCCATGAGGTGTCGGCCGGCGCCGCGGGTTCGCCCTTCAGCAGGGCGGCCACGTCCTTCCGGAAGGCGTTCATGTTGATGCTGTGGGGGTCGGGCTTGGAGGCGTTGACCTCCTTGTGGCCCTTCACCGTGGACACCGGCAGCCCGAACTCGCGGCACAGTTCGGCACACAGCCGCTTGTAGGCGTCGAGCTGCACCGCTGGCCACGGCGCCTTGCCGTCGTTCTCGGCCTCGATGCCGATCGACCGGCTGTTGGTGTGGCCGAGCGACAGGCTCGGCGCGTTGTGCCAGCACCGGCCCGCAGCCACGATGAAGATCCGCCCGTCACGCCTCAACCAGATCTGCGACAGAGGGCCGTCCAGACCGGGCCGCCCGTCCCGGACCACGTGCATGTCGTTCCAGCCCGCAGTGTGGTGACAAACCACCCCATCGACCTCGGTCAACGGGCCGTGGCCGCGCGTCTTCCAACCGCTCACCTCCGTCACCGGGCAGCCCGTGCGTCGGGCCACCTTGGCGAGTTGCGTCAGGTACGGCATCAGAAGGTCTCCCCCTCACGCGGGTCAACTCTCAGGTCGGCGAGGCGGGTCTGGAGCTTTTCGCACTGCTCCTGCAGCCTGGCCAGCCTGGCGAGCGTCCTGGTCACCTCAAGCTCAAGTTCGGCGATCCGCTGATCCCGCTCCTGCAGCTTCTGGTCGCGTTCCGTCAGCGCCTGCTCGAGCCGGTTGATCGTGGATTCGGCGCGGTCCAGCGCCACCTGCAAAGCGGCCACCGCTTTCTCGGCGCCGCCGATGAACACGTTCTCCAGCTCTACCGGCTGGCGTTCCTCGTCGAGTTTGGCTTTCCGCAGGTCGATGCGGGCTTTGACGAGGACTCCGAGGGCTGACATCAGTCCTCCGGCCAGCAGGGTGATGACCGCCGGTGTCAGCCACTCGGTCAATCGGTGCCTCCCGTGTGTTTGCGGATGGTCTTCTCCAGACGGGACACCGCGACAGCACGGGCAGCGCACGCGACAGCCACTGCCACCAGGACGCCCGCAGGGTAGATGGCGCGGACGCCGGCGTAGCCGACGACGACGATCCCGTACACAGTCGCGGCGGCGGCGAGCGGCCACAGGCCGGCTCTTTCCATCCGGAATCCGACGATGAGCAGGGCGGGACGCCAGTAGCGGATGACGATGCCGACGATGATGAGCGCCCCTGCCAGGAGTTGGATGCCACCCCACGCCCACGCGACCGCTGGCGGGAGGGTGGCGTTCAGGCTGGTGGGTGGTCCTGCCCCGAACACGAGGGCAGCACCGGACAGGAACGCGGCCAGGCCGACGAGTAGTTCGAAGGGATGTTCCGCGAGGGGGACGAACCGTTTCAACGCGTTCCTCTCTCGCGGAGGTTGGGGTGCCGCCCGTGCGCATCCTCAGGAACGGGCGGCACCGATCAAGGAGACAAATGGCGCGGCTAGACTCCGCGCATGGGGGCGAGGTCTTGAAGAGGGCGTTGCGGTATGGGCTGGCCGCGCTGATTCTGGTGGTGGTGGCAGCGATCACGTCAGCCGCCCTGGCAGTGGTTCCGTTCCTTCTCCACGGGGACATCTCCGACGCGTTGCTGACCGGTGCCGGTTCCGTTGCCGTCGTGGTTGTCGGACTTCTCTTTCGCGCCTGGCGGGAACGCAGGAACAGCAGCTCTGACTAGCAAGGGATGGCCGCCCGCGCTCCCTCTACCGACGCGTCCCAGCACACCCTCAGGGCTGGATTCCGGTACGCGGACGGCCACGCATTAGGGCGGGCTAGATGGTGTCCATCAGCCCGGCGATCTTCATGTTGGTGATGATCAGGTTGACGCGGTCCTTCAACTGGTTCAGCAGATCCTGCTCGGACGTCGTGTACGTGGTGCCCGCGTTCGCGGCGCCGACCGCCTGCACGAAGCCCGCTTTCGCCTGGTCGTTCAACGCGATCGTCCCGAAGCTGGAGCGGGCATACAGTTGGCCGCCTTGGGCGTAGATGTGGATGTCGCCGGTGGGCGGCACGCTGGGGGTGGCCATCTCTCTCAGCACCCAGCCCTGCGACGCCTCGGTGAGCGCCTCGCGGGACGCTCCCGCCCGGAGTTCCTCGACGGCTTTCTCCAGGTCGCGGATCCGCTGGGTCAGGTCGGTGGGATAGACGTCAGGCATCAGGTGGGCGCCTCCTGTCCTTCGAGCACCAATCGGGCTTCTTCTTTGCCGCTGGCGCGGGAGGTGGGGGTGATGCCGATGCCGATGACGCGGCGGGTCCGCCAGTGCGGCAGATGCCATTCGTTGTTGAAGTACAGCCTCGCCGCGTCGCCCAGGTTGTTCGGGGTGAGGGACGGGTTCTTGCCGAACGTGACGGTCACCTGGTCGACGCGCAAGGCGCCGGCAGCTCGTTGTGCCCAGAAGGCGGCGTAGTCGTCGAGCGTGGCCTGCTCGGTCACTGTCGAGTACGACAGGGTTTTGTCCAGTCGGGGCCAGCCCGCTTCGAGGTGGGCGGTCGCCTCGTGCACCGCGGAGATGAGCGGGGTTGCGGCGACGGACGCGTCTCCGCTGGAAGAGGAGCCGCGCGCCCGCCACCTGGTCGCGCCGCGCAGCGCGTCGATCTCCTCGCTCCATTCGAGGATGTCGCCGCCTGACCGGCCGTCGGCGAACAGGTGCGGGGGCGGGTCCTGGACGCCGAGCCGCGGGTAGCCCCACACCCAGTTGCGGACCAGCGAGCCGTCCACCAGCTCGAAGTTGATCATCCATTCGAAGCCGTCATCGACCTGTGCCAGCTCGATGAGCCGCTGCCCGTAGGTGCCGCCTTCGGTGTCGAGGTAGACGCGGTCCCGGGCGACGCCGGAGTTGCCGGACTGCAGGTTGAGGCCGATCCCCGCGTGGTCGTCGGACATGAGGTCGGACAGCAGCGACCGGGCGATCTCCACCTGGTCGGTGCCCGTGTAGAAGAGATCCGACTGGATCTCGACCCGGGACAGGTAGGCCTCCAGCGTGGAGCCGCGTAGCTGGATCTCCGGGGTGCCGCGGCGGCTGCGGGACGGCTGCGCGGAGGTGATCCAGTACTCGCCCCACGGCTCTCCCTCACGGAAGATCTGCACCGTGATCACACCCGGCCCTCTGTCCAGGTACGTCTCATCCCGGGGGATGATCTCGGCGATCTGGTCGCCCACCCGCCGCGACGGGATCGGGATCGTCGCCGAGAAAGATCCGGCTTGCAGGATCCGTTTGTCGAAGGAGACGTTCTCCAGCTCCAGGTCGCCCATGTACTGCCGTGATCGCAGGTCCGTCACCACATACCGGTACTGGGAGGAGCCTTTGCCGGGCGCGTACGGCTGCACCACCGGCGGATCCGGCACCGGCGGCGTCGTGGACGCGATCAGCACCGTGATGCCGTGCACCGCCGCCAGAGAAGGCGAGGAGGAGAACGTCACGAACGGCACATCCAGCGACGACACGACCGGCGCCGACGCCACCATCACCGAGGTGAAAAAATCGCCCTGCTCGTCCACCAGCTCCGTGAACCCGGCCGGGACCGACCATGACACTGACGCGCCAGGCGGCGACGGCACCCCCGCCATGTACCGCAGTTGCAGGCCGGACGCTTCGGCAGGCGTCGCGCCCGGGGCGAACGAGGATCCGTTCGCGCCGAGCTGGATGACGACGTTGTCGGTCTGCGCGGCGGCGACCGCGACGATCGTGACCATCGTGTCCGCGACCGCGCCGCCGAACGCCTGGTAGGTGGCGGGCTCGCCAGCCTCGCACACCTTCGTGTAGATCTTCGTGCCCGCCCAGGTGCCGCTGTTGGAGCCCGGCCAGACGCCGCCCGGCATGCTGCCGCCAAAAATCCAGGCGCCGCCCAGGCTCATGGCGAAGTTCCCGCCGGAGTCCGCCGACATGAACGCCACCAGCACGTCGCCGGGCGAGGCCGCTCCCCGGGCTGCTTCGCCGTTGCCGCCGTTGATGTGGGTGACCTTCACGGAGCGGACACCAGCGGTCATCCCTGCGCCTCCCCTCTCGGGCGGTCAGCAGGGGAAGAGGTGGAGGACTAGAGGGTGGCGTGCCGCCACAGGAAGTCGGCGCCTTCGCCGCCGCCGGAGGTGACGGCGTAGGTGATGGTGTTGGAGCCCGCCTTCAGCACGAAGTCGGAGACCGGCACCGACGAGCCTGCCAGGGTGGACATCACGTTCTCGTCGGCGACGGTCGCCGTCCCGAAGTCGGTGTCGATCTCCATCAGGTCGCCTTCGCCGAGCGTGATGGCGAACTGCAGGGTGCGGCCGAGTGTCTGGTTGGTCAGGACCGGGTTCGTCGCCGGCCCTTCGATGCGGATGACCGGGTGGCTGGAGGCGTTGCCGGTGTTGGCCAGCGTGGTCGGCAAGCCGACCGGGACGGTGACGCCTGCCCGCTCCAGGCTGTACAGGCGCGGGTCCGCGCACGCGATGACCACGCCCATCGTGGGCATGCCCACGTTGTAGTCGCCGTCCAGGGTGAGCGGCCGGTCCACGACCTGCCCGTACGCGAGTTTCGGCGCCCCGTACGCTTTGATCACCAGCGGGAGCGGCGCCTCATCCTCAGGGATGCCGGTCACCGCCAGAACCTGGTCGATCAGGTCCTGCACCTGGGTGGGGTCGGCGGCCGAGTTCGGCTGCAACCTGATGGAGACGATGCGCTGCTTGGCGACTTTGCGGGCATCCCACGCGCCGTGCCTGCCCGGCCTCTCAACGTTCAGGTTGTCAATGCTCGGGCTGCCCAGCCACCCCTCCACAGGCAGCAGCACCCGCACATCGGTGGCGGGCCCCCACAGGGTGCCGTTCCATTCGACCTCGCCGTTCGCGCCGGTGAGGCTGTCACCGGGCTTGACCGGGATCGTCACCGCCAGCGGCGGCCATTCCGACAGCGACTCAAACGGGGCCAAGGTGAACCGCTGCTCGAAGCGCAACGTCAGGGCGGGCCACTCCGACGCCGACTCGAACGGTGCGAGCAGCACGTTCACGTTCGGCGTGATGACCTCAAGGTTGGGCCACTCGCTGACCGATTCGAAAACCGGGAGGGTGAACTGCTGCGGAACGCCCCGGTAGGAGGGGACGGTCCGGCGTTGCGGGGCCGGAAAGGCGCGACCGTACCGGGACACCCGGCCTCCCCCCTACCAGCGAGACGCGCGGTGGACGGCAGTCGCAGCCACCAGCGTGGGGCGCGGGGCAGGATCGACAGCAGGACCCAGGGGACCGTCGGTGGAGACCGCGAAATCGTCGAAATACTGGACGACCGTCACGTCGGACGGCCGGAGAATCTCCTGCGTCCGGCATGTGCCGCCAAGGTCGGACGCGGTGGACGCCGACGCCGACACCGTGCCCGAATCGGACGAGTTGTACAACTGTGCCGACGCGCCGTTCGTGGTGGAGAACATGGCTTCGACGCGCACCCACTGGTTGAGCGTCACCGCCGCGCCGGCCACGTTGACCGTGGCGCCGCCGCATACCAGGTCGAGAAAGCCGTTCGCTTTGGTTTCGATGCCGCCCTGGTAGGCGCCGCTGGCGTCCACGTTGTCCCACAGCCGCAGCAGACTCCCGGCCACGTGCTGCGTCAGGTAGGCGTAGAACCGCACCCAGAAGGTCGCCCCTGCCAGTTCGAACCCGACCCCGGAGAAGTCGGAGGCGACAGTCGCGCACGACAACGTTCCGGAGTGAGCCTGAGTGTTGCTGAAGGTGGGCGCGCCAACGATGTGCTGCACGGCGTCCCCGGAGACACCCCCAGAATTGCCTGTCGTGATCTCGGTGCCGTTGCTGCCGCCGTTGAAGTTGTTACGCAGTGTCGCCACGAGTTCAGTGGCCTTCGCGCCAGTACAGTTGGACGGTGCAGTTGACGGTCGCGGCGGCGGTCACCGTCAGGCCGAGCCGACCGGATGCCGGGATCACGATCTCGTCGCCGAGCGGAATGTATTCGGCCATCCCGGTCTGCGGGTGCACCTCCTGACTGAACAGCAGATCACCAGAGGTGGGTTCGGTGGAGGAGAAGGTGATGTTCGCCGTCGCGGTCGCTGAGACGCCTGAGGAGTCCACCGACCCGATCGACGCCGTACCGCCCGAGGTGCCCGCCGTCGTCTGCCGGACCAGCCGGAACCGTACCGGCTCCGCGATCGAGCTGGTGCCCTTACAGGAGACGCGGATGCCGTACACGCCGCACCGCTGCGTGCCCGCGACGATCTGCAGCAGCGTCTTGGCGGCCGTGCCGGAGGCGACACCTTCGACGGCGGCCGTGTATCGAGCCATGACCTGGCCCCTTTCATGCGAAAGCCCCGCACGCCGGCGGGGCTGAGGTCGGAAACCAGGTCAGGCGGTGTTGCGGAGCACGACACGCCACGCCCCGCCCTCGGAGTCGAAGGAAATCTCGAACGTGCCGTCCGCCGTGGTCTTGACTCCGTCGAAGGACCGCAGCACGAACGCCTTGTTCGACAAGCCGGGCGCGTAAATGAGCAGCCCCTCCGCGCTCAGCGTCGTGGCCTCCCACGTGACGGTGGCGAACCGCCACCCGACCTTGTTCGTCGCCGTCAGCGTCCCGAACGAGGCGACGGTCAGGTCCTGCCCGCCCGCCGTATAACCCGGCCCTGACGACTCGCCACTGTTGAGCGGCGACGACCCATAGGCCGGGTTCGTCTGGTTGAAGTCCGGCACGACGCTCCCCGTGAAGAGCGCCCCCTTGAACAGGCCCGGCGTCGTGCTGCCCACATCAATGGTCGTCGTCTGGCGCATGACCTTGGCGTAGGTGTCCACGAACCAGGCGTCCTGCGTGATCGCCATGCCGTCCGCTCCTATCTGAGGTTGACGCGGACGTGCTGCTTCTCGTGGCCGTCCGGGGTGGTTTCCTGCGTGGTCTCATGGCCCGCCTGGTCCGTGGTCCGCTTGAAGCGGCCACCGTCAGCGCCGGTCCACTCCGCCACCTGGTCCCGGGTGGCCCACGTCCAGCCCGTCGTCCGGACCTGGATGCCCTTGCGGCGCAACTGCTCCGCATATGAGAGGCCCTCATCGGGCTGTTCAGGCATGGCGAAGCCCGCCCTCCAATCCGTGTTGATGTTGAGCGGGCTCAGCCGCGCGAATCCACCCGCACGCCGATCTGCGCCACGAGAACGTCAGCGTCCGCTTCGCGGTGGATGGTCGTCCCGTACATGGCGACCAGCGGGCCGCCACCAGACCCCGACCCGGACCCGCCCGAGCCGGACCCCGACGTTGCCCCGGGCGACTCATAGGTGGTGCTACTGCTGGCCGACATCTGCTGCGGAGCCGACACCCTGGAGGCGTTGGCCGGCGAGCCGTACGTGAGCGCTGAATCGCCTCGCAGGTAGCCGCCCGACCCGTAATCGCCAGCGATCATGTCCACCGGGGTACTGCCCTTGACCGAGCCGCCCTTACCAGTGACGCCCTTCGCCGCCTCCAGCAGCAAGTTCAGCGCGGAACTCTTCGCCGACCCCGACTTGCCGGACCCGCCGCCCGCCTTCCCTTCAGCGAGCGCCGTCATCAGGTCCTTTACCGACACCGTCAGCGCATCCACGCTCGTCGACATGACCGTCACCGAATCGGCGGTCACGGTGGCCACGCTCGACACGGCGTCGGTCACGGCAGCCGACGTGTCACCCACCGTCGCGGTGAGCTGCTCGGCTGTCGTGGCCACCCCGTTGATGCTGGACGTCAGCGACCCGGCCTGCCCCATCGTCTCCTCTAGGGAGCCCATGACGCCGGACAGCTTGTCGCTGATCACCAGGCCGGAGTCGTCGATCGTGACGCTCAACTTCGCAAGCCCGCGAGCCGCCTGCTCGTTGTTGAGGCTGAGCCCGAAATCGTTCGCGACCTGGCCCAGCAGCGCGGTCGCTTCTTCGCGGTACCTCGCCTCATACGGGATGAAGGCCTCGTCATCCGCGCCCTCCCCGTACAAGATGGTGGGCCGGGTGGCCAGGTGTGGGCGCATGGACCGCACACCGCCGGCGGCGTACCGCTCGATCCCGCCTTGCGCGTACCGGTTGATCGCGCCCTTCGCATTCTTCTGCCACGACGCCCGAGCCCCATGCTCTTGCAGCTCTGTGCGGACCTGGATGGTGTACGTCTTGGAGAAGAAGGCGGCGATGTTCTTGCCCAGCGTCCCCAGCGCCGACATGGCCCCAGAGACGTCCGCGCCGATATCCACCTTCTTGGACTTCAGCTCGCCAATGACATCCTTGACGCCCTTGACGCCGGTGGCTGCCTTGTCGGCCTGGGCACGGTTGACGCCGAACCCTTCAGCCAGGTTGTAGATCTGCGCCTTGGCCTCGGACGACTTGCCCGCCAGCTCGAACAACTGTGGCAGTTGGCGGATGAACGCGTCTCTGGCCTCGTCGCTCTTGAGGGCCGCCTCTCCCGTCTTGCCCCCGAGTTCGCCGGCCGCTCGCGCGGCTTCGAGGACCTTCGTGATGTAGCCGGAGAACTCGTCCCGCGCCTTGACGACGGCCTGACGCTGCTTGTCCGTCATCCCGGCCGTGAGGTCGAGCTTGCCGCCCGCCTCCTCGACGGCCCTCTTCGCCTCGTTGAAGGCGTCCCGCAGTTCGAGTGTCCGCTGCGCGACGTCCGTCTTGGCATTGAAGGTGTCCAGCGAGGTGTTGAAGGCCTGCATGGCGACCGCCGTCGGATCGACTTCGGTCTTGAGCAGGCCCATGGCGTCCCGCATCGCGTCGGTCTGCGGGATCGCGCCGTCAAGGCTCGCCGCATACTGCGGGAACAGTTCCCGCAGCTTGTCCACGGGCACGCCGGCGTCCTGCGCCTGAGTGGCGAGACGGTTGAAGGCGCCCGCCGCTTCCTCGGGACGGCCCGACTGGACCAGTTGCACGAGCGCCTGGTCCAGGTTGTCGATGGCTTGCCGCCCGCCATCAAGCTGGACGCCGAACGAGTCGTCGATGATGCCGCTGAGGCTACGTCCGAGCTCGTCGAACGGGTTGTCCGACGCCAGCCGGCGCGCCGAGTCACCGAACGTCTCGAACCGGCCCACTAGGCTCTGCAGCTTCGGGTCGAGCTGGTCCAGCAGTTCACCGGTCGGCGCGGCACCCCGGCCGAAGTCGGCGAGCCCATCGGCGACCTTGTCGATGCTCGGGTTGAGGCCGTCCAGCGAATCAGTCACCTGATCGACGGCGAGGGCGGTGCCGGCCGCGGCAGCAGCGATGACGCCGCCTTTGCCGAGCAGCCCTGCCAGGTTGGTCAGTTTGCCCTTGGCTCCGTCCGCGCTCTTGCCTGCCGCGTCCATGCTGCCGGAAAGGCCGCGGAAGAACTCCGCCGCCCCCGTGACCGCCTGGAAGCCCTTCACCGCGGTCACCACGGCGGCGATCGCCACCGCGAGCGCCTGGATCTGGCCCGGCGACATGTCCGACAGCAGCTCGGCGAGCAGAACGAAGGCCCCCAGCTTGAGGGTGGTGCCCGCCTTGGCCGCCGCGAAGATCAATCCGATGCCGGTGGCGATCGCCTGGATCTGGCCAGGCTCAAGATTCGCGAGCCGGTCGGACAGGACGACCATGAAGTCCAGCACGCCAGGCCCGAGGTCCGCACCGACGTCCACGAGCTTGCCCGCGAACGTGGCCAGATTCCCGAAGATCTCCGCCACCTTCGGGCCGTTCTCCCGCACGTAGGCGAGGAACTCCTCGAACTCTGGCGACCCTTCGAGGTTCTCGCCCCAGTCCTCGAATCGCTGCGTCAGCCTTTCGACCACGCCGAGCAGTTCGGTCGACTCTGGCAGGACCGCCGAGAACACTCCCCGCAGCCCGTTCCCCACGTTGATCGCCGAGTTGCCCAGCTTGTCGATCGCTGTCGGAGCCGTTTCGGCCAGGTCGTCGAAGAAGTCCTTCCATTCCTGCGACTTCAGTTCGGTGTTCAGTTCCTTGAGGAGTTCGTTGAACGCCTTCGACGACGACTTGATCAGCGGCGTGGACAGTTTCATGCCGGTCGACATGAGATCCATGCCGGACCTGATCACAGGAAACACGTCCGGCTGCAACGACCGCTGCCAAGCGACGTAGGAGTCCTGGAACTTCTTGATGTCCTTGGCGAGCGCCTGCTCACGCTTGCTGAGTTCGGCGAACTTCGACGCAGCCCCGCCAGCGGCGCCGCCCGCCTGCTCCATCGCAGCCTTCTGCTGCAACTGGGTGACCGTCAGTTGCTTCTGCGCCTCAACCAGATCCTGCTGCGACTTGAGCAACTTGTCCTGGGCGGCGCGAACCTGGTCCGACCCTTCGACGCCCTTCCGGTCCGCTTCGGCCTTGTCCTCCTTCAGGCGCTTGGTGCGGGTCTGCTGCTCCTCCAGTCGCGCCATCGCCTGCCGGTGAGCCAGCTCGGCGCGCCTGATCTCCAGGTCCGTGGACTTGTCGTCGGCCTGCACCTCAGCCAGCCGCCTCGCGGCCTCCTCCACAGACAGAGCGGCATCTTCTTCGGCAAGGGCGGCGTCCTTGACGCTGAAGGCGTAGTCCTCAAGGGCGCGCTTAGCGTCCTGCCTCGCCCGGGTGAGATCTTCCTGGGCAGCCTTGACGCTCTTCTGCGCGTCCGCGACACGGCGCTCCGCCTGCTCCAACTGCAGAGCCCGCGACGCCGCCTCGGCTGCGGACTGTGCGGCGCTCTTGGTGGCCCCTCCCGCTCCGCCAGCGGCAGACGCCTGCTGCTGAAGCGCCTCGTTGATGCGACCGAGGCTCGGGACCGCGACGGCGGCGAAGCCTGCCGCCCCAGCCCCCGCCGCGGCAAATGCGCCGCCTAGCGCGCCGACCCCGACAGCGATGCTCGTCACCGCAGGCAGGCCTGCCAGGGCCGCGCCGACCATGGCGATGCCGGCGAGCGCCCCGCCGACGTCTGCGTCCACCTTGACCCGGGCCGACCTGCTGGACACCGAAGTCATCTGCGCCTCAAGGGTGCGCAGATCGGCAAGCGCCCGCATCGTGTCCACCCGGACGTCGATGTCGGCAGAGGACCGGTTCAGAGCCTCCAACTCCCGCTGAATCGCAGCAATCTCCGCCTTGGCGGCTCCAGCGTCGAGGTCCACGCCGATGGTGCGTGACGACAGATCCGCCATTCGACGCTGCAACTCCGCGATACTCGCCTGAGCCTGCGCGGTGTCAACGTCTGGCCGGATGGGGTCGCGGCGATCCCGCAGCTTGGCCAGGTCCCGCTCGAGTTGCAGAATCTTCGCCTGCGCGCTGGCCGCGTCGAGGTTGACGGGCAACGGCTTGCCGAGCGAGTCGCGGAACTTGCTCGCGGCGAGGGCGGCCTTGCTCATCTCGGCAACGAACGGCTTGACGTCGCCCTTCAAGACGACCGTTACAGACCTGTCGGCGATCGGACTCACCTCCGATCGAAGGGGCCCAATCCCGGCCGAAGAAGTGGCCTACATGCATCACGTCGTGGCACGGTGCAAACCGCGTCACCTTCCGGCGCGTCTACTGCGCGCCCATCTACTGCCTCAGGAGCCACACAATGCAGCCATGGCCATACGGCGAGCAGCCGCCCGGATCCCAGCCGTACGGGCCGCCTCAGCCGCCGCCGAACCCGTACGGGCAGCGGTACGCGCCACAGCAGCAGCCGTCCTACACGCCCGTGCCGGCGAACCACCGTGCAGCGCAACGCAGCCAGGGGTTAGCCATCACGACGGTCGCCCTCGGCATCGTCGCGATCATCCTGGCCGCCACCCCGCTGCGCGGGATCGGCCTGCTGGTCGGGCTGGTCACCGCGGTCCTCGCGATCATCGCCTTGGCCGCCAGAAGTCAGGGCGGCACGATGTTCGCTGTGACCGGGCTGGTGCTGGCGATGCTGTCCTTGCCGGTGGCTTTGCTCATGTACATGTGGGCAACCGAGTCCGCGGAGTCGGACGCGGACCGGCAGAAGGCGTTGCAGGAGTGCATCGCCGCGAACCCAGAGAAGGTCTTGGAGTGCGCCGGCTGGGAGTAGTCACGTCCTGGCCAGCGTCTTCTTCACCTTCAAGTACACCCTGAACAGCAACCCGGGCGGCGACTGCGTGTACTCGCCCTTCCGGTGCTCCAGCGGGGTGCAGGCGTGGCACCGCATCGGGGGCGGCGCCTCGTATCGGCCTTCGTTCTCCGGGTCGGTGGTCTCGCTGAGCGGCAGTCCGCACCCAGGGCATTTGTCCAGGTCGTTACGACGCTGGCCTTTCGCATAGCCGAGGTCCTCGCCCAGCCATTCGGCGTCGTGCGTGGTGACTGACCGGGCCAGCCGCCCGTCCTCGTACTCGTACACGGTGACCGAGCGGCGCTGACGGCCCAGCAGCATCGACCGCGGCACCCTATACGCCGCGGCAAGCGCTACTTCTTCGGCGAGCTCTGGAGAGCTTCGGAGGCTCTCCTGGATTTTGGGACGTCAACACCGGACCGGTTGAGTCCCCACAGCGTGTTGAACAGGTCGTTCCACTGGCCGGTGCTCATCGAGTCGACCAGCTTGCCGGCCTGCTCCTCGCTCATCACCGGATCGACCGCGCACTCCGCCAGCAGAGCAGGCCCGAACGTGGCGCTGTTGAAGGCGCCGTCGTTGTCATTGCCCTCGCGTGGCGGGTGCTTGGCGAGCAGGTCCATCCACTCCTTGTGGGTGCGCGCCCGCAGCTTGATCGCCACCGTGTGGGCGGCCATCTCCGCTTCCAAGTCCTGGACGCGGGACGCGAGTTCCCGCACCTCAGCGGAGTTGCCCACCAGCGAGTCACGGGCCTGCAGTTCGGCGCGGGCGAGCGTCTGCTCGGCCTGTTCCCACTCGCCCTGAAGGTCCGCCCTCGTGCACAGGTTGAAGGTCCGCTCGGGCAGACGCATCTGCCCGAGCAGGTCGTCGATGCTGGCCACTACGCGGCCACCGTCACGTCGGCGTCAGCCGCAGTGTGGTTGAACAGCTTGGACACGAACCGCTGCGCCGCGTTGAGCTCGGGCGGCTGCATGTTGGGCCGACCGCAGCGGACCGGGTACACCTCGCCCTTCTGGTCGGCTGCCCATGCGGTCTCGTGGGCCATGTTGCGGCGCACCGCGAGATAGCCGAGCTGCCGGTCCACCAGCGTGTTCCAGCCGATGTCCTCGGCTGCGATCTCCTTGCGCTTGACGGTCAGCTCGATCGAGTACTTGACCGTTCCCGCGTCTTCGGTCTCATCGCGGGACGCGAGCGCGGTGTTGTCCACCGCTGCCTGCTCGGGGGAGATGCCGAGCCCGTCCTTGGTGATGAACTCCTGCAAGTCGACGCCCGCGTTCAGCTCTGCGGCGGTCGGGGCGTTGACGTTGGCGATGGTGAGGCAGAACGTCACCTTGACGTTGCCATCACCCAACAGGTCGGCGCCAGCCATGGCCTACTCCTCGTCGTTCTTGGCCGCGGCGCGGCGCGTCGTGGTGGGCTTGGGGGTGTCCGCCTCGGACGGCGGCGCAGGAACCGTTGACGGCGCGTCAGTGGCGGCGTCGACCGGCTCGAAGTCGGGGAAGTGGCGCAGGGCGTCCGGCGAAACCAGCGCCGTGTGGCCGGTGATCCTGGAGCGGACGAGGACAGTGGGGCGGGCCATCAGATGCGCACCGCCGCGAAAGTCACGCTGGTCACCGAGGAGCAGACGAACGTGACCAGCCGTCCGTCGTTCGGGTCGCCGAACTCCGGCAGCATCGGGATCCACATCTCGGCGCCGGTGCCGATCGTGTACGCCTTGTCGGGGTTGTCCACCAGGTAGGCGGTCTGACCGGCGCCGGAGATGGTGCAGGTGATCGACCCGCCGGAACCGTTCTTGACGTGGATGAACGTCCTGCCGTCGGCGAGGACCTTGTCCCCGGTGGTGGCGGTCGCTGCGTGGTAGGTCGGCGTGACGCCAGCCACCGTGACCGCCTGAGCTGTGCGGGTAGCCACTACGGGCTCCTTTCGGGCATGCGAAAGAGCCCGGTCACCTGGGGGTGGCGGGCTACGAGAAAGCGGAGGAAGGGTTAGGTGGGGTCGGAGCGCACCAGGTACTGGGCGGTGGCCAGCCAGAGCGCGCTGGATTCGTCGTCGCGGCGGACCGGCTGTGCCGCCTCTTGCCGGATGGGCCTCACCCGGCGACCAGGCACTGTCAGCAAGCTGGTGAGCAGCGCCCGATTCGCTTTGTCTGCGACGAGCAGCGCCTGCTCAGCCGAATCTCCCACTGACGTGATCTGGAAGCGAAGATCGTTCGGAACGTCATCCGACAAGGCCCTGTCCGCAGTGGATTCCATGCCGATGTCGGGGTACATGACCGCATACGGTCGCGCCGCCCCGGCTGGAGCGCCACCCCAGTAGATGCCGATGGTGTTCGGGAACGCAGCGTCGAGCATGGCGACAACTGCTAGGACGAGCGGCCTGGAGTCGAGTGTTGTCGCGGTCACAGCAGCTTCTCCGACCACGTCTTCACTGCGGCCTCGAACCGGTCGGGCACGGCAACGATGGCTTGTCCCATGTCGTTGTGGGGAGGTTGGTTGACGCCGCCCCACTCGAAGCCGCGACCCATCCCGCCCTGAGGCAACGTTGTGTCGGGGCCGACCTCGTAGACAGCCTCACCGCCGACCTGCTCCAGGGTGATTGACGATGGGTAGTGCTTGCCATGCTTGCCTGCGGACTTGCGGGCGTTGTCTCGCCAGTCGTTGCGGAACCTGACGGCCTGCTCATGGACGACGTCCGACGCCCCAATGTGGGCGTGGACAGCTGATTCGAGCAGATCGGATTCCAGCTTCTCGGCCTCGGAGGTGTCCCAGTTAAGCAACGTTCATCCCTCCCGGTCTTCGACGAGGAGCCGCCGGGCCGTGGCGGTCCCAGCGAGGGAAATGCCAACCACTTCGAGGTCGCGCCCAATCAGCCAGGTGTCATCGGAAGCAGTGACACGGAGCCGGTCCTCCCGCTGGATTTCCGATGTGGTGTCCCACGGCAGTACAGCGATGTAGGAGCCCAGACTGACCTCGCGTTCGCCCCACTCGGCCTCTCTCGAGGTCCGCGGTTTGACCCGACAGGCACCTGTGTAGACGGTGCTCCACGACTGCTCAAGCAGGCCGGTCTCCTCATTGAGCACCGGCTCCCCCGACTTGCGTTCCACCGTGCAGGTGTCCCGCATCAACTGCAGTGCTGCCGCGCGCCCTCGGGCGAGGACTCCGGAGACGCTCACCGCGGCCTCACCACGTACGCGCCCGGTGCCGAACCGAGGAACCCAGCAAGGGACGAGCACTCACCCGGCAGCAGGCCGGACGCCGTCTCTACGGCTTCGGCGGCGTAGGTGACCTGGTAGTCGTCGATGGACTCCGACCTGATGCCGGCTTCCATTCCTGCGGCTTCGTCCGTTGCGGACAGCCGTGAGGCGACGGAGCAGACGAGGTCGAGCAGCTCGTCCGGGATGACGGTCAGGCCGTGCGTGTAGGTGACGTTGACGTCCCCGCTCGCCAGCGGGATGCAGTGGATGTGCTCCATGCCGTCCCACCGCCACCCGGTGAGGGTGGCGCCGCCGTCCTCGGCCAGCCGTGCGACGGTGGCCACGGCGGTGATCGGCCCCCCGGGGAGCAGGACCGCGCCGCCGTCGACACGCCGGCGCACCGTCGAGACGGTGGAGGAGATGGGACGACCTGCCTCCCTCCGCAGCCGGGCGGAGGCGCGGGCCAGGAACTCCATCTCCCGCCCCGCAGGGAGCGAGTAGCCGAGCCTGGCAGCGTCAGCAGGGGACGCCAGAGGGAGAGGAGGCATCAACTACCTCCTCAGCTCTTGGAGCCGTACAGTTCCATCAGGTCGTGCTTGGTGAGGGCTTCCGCCTCGTCGAGGGGAACGCCGTGGACGCGGTGCGCGTAGCCGATCCACGCCGCCTTGTTGGCGTTCGCTGGCGGCGCCTCCTCAGCGGAAGGCTCGCCGGGGTCCTCGCCTTCCGCGCCGGGATCCACGTACGGGGTGCCGTCGGCGTTCACCCGCGTCAGATAGCCCTTGACCAGCTTCTCGGCCATCACCTCGGACAGCGGCAGCGTCATCGGCCAGATGACACCGCCCTCCCCGCGGAACCATCCGGTCGGCTGGTCACCCATCAGGTGGCCCTCGGGATGAGCAGGACGTCGATGGCGCCGGTCATGCCGGTCTCGAAGTCGATCTCCATCGACCCGTTGCCCTGCAGGAACCGGCCGCTTTCGAACGGGCCGATGAACTGCACGCCGGTCGTGGCCGCCACGGTGACCGCGAGGTCACCCTGGCCGGCCGCCCACGCTGGCGGGTAGTCGCCCGCGCGGACGGTCACGACGTTCGTCGAGCCCTCGGTGTTGGTCACCCGGATCAGGATGTGCTCCGGATCGGCGCTGTTGATGACGACGCCGTTGGTGACGAGGGTGGAGTCGATGGTGGTGGCGCCGGTGGCGCCGTTGAGGCCCCCGTTCGCGACCAGTGCGCGCGGGGTCACAGCGGTACGAGCCATGATTCATTCCTCCGATCAGCCCGTGGTGACGGTGCAGGACGCGAGCGCTTCGGGGCGAACGAGCTTGGCGCCGTACAGCGTGAGGCCCTTGACGGCGTCGCTGAAGCCGCCCTCGGGCCGGTACGCCTCCGTCTTGTTGATCTGCTCGGCGAAGGAGATCGCCATGTCGATGCCCGCGGTGACGACGTTCTGGTTCGCGCCCGGGACCGGCGTGTTGTTCGACACGAGGATGTCGAAGCCAGCGGCCCGGCCGACCATGCCGTTGCGCAGGCCCTCGGTGGTGCCGGACGCGTCGAGCCGGATGAACCGGTCGTCGCGCAGCAGCACGCCGTGAAAGACGGGCGGGACGACGCAGTAGCGGCCCTCGGTGGGCACGTTGGCCTCGTCCAGCTTGACCTTGAGCGGGATGAGGACGTCGTTGTACGCCTTCGCCGACTCGGTCGCCCACGAGGTGGGGCTGGACGTGTCGATCGTCACTGCGGAAGCGACGTTTGCCGCAGGGATGCCGGTGTAGAGCGACGCCACGTACTGGTCCGCGACGTCGGCCAGCTTGTACGCGGCCCGCGACATCGCCTCGGGGATGACGTCGCCCTTGGCCTGCCGGGCGTCCACGTCATCGACCTTGAACGCGAAGTACTTGCACTGGTCGATCACCAGAGTGCGCTGAGCGTCGGTCAGCTCCTCCGGAGTGATCGAGGTGACGTTCGGAACATAGGTCCCCACGGTCGGGTCGGAGATCGACGTGATCCGGACCGTGTCACCAGCCTCCGCGATCTCGCCTTCGTAGTCGCGATTCACAACGCCGGGGCCCGCATACACGAGCCGCTTCCGGAGGGCGACCAGCAGCCGCGCACTCCAGATTTCCGGCACAAAACGCCTGATGGACATTTCAGCCTTCCTTGTTGATGAGCTAGCGCGTCAGGCCCATGAGGTCGTCGAAACGTCCTTCGTCCTGCGCCTGAACGATCTGCTCGGGCGACATCCGGCGGAGGTCGTCCTGAGTGAGCTGGGCCGGTTTCTGGGGCCCCTTGCGGGCACCGCCGTCCCCTGAGCCCTGGAATCGCTTGGCGCTTTGCGCTGCCACAGCCAGGTAGGGCTTCTTTTCGAGAAGCTCGTCGAGAGCTTCCTTGATGGCCTCGGCGTCGATCTTGTCGCCGTCGAGGAAGTCTGCGATCTCGTTGCCGGCCAGCAGCAGCGTGCGGACCACGTCGGGGTCCTGGGCGCGCTTGGCGGCGATCACTTCGATCTTGTCGCTGACGCGGTCCCTCAGCACTTCCGCCTTGACCGCGGCCTTGGCCTGCTCCTCCGCTTCCTTGCGGATAGCGTCCAGGTCCGGGCCCTTGTCGGCAGCCGTGTCGCCGTCGGCGGGCTTCTGCTCGGCCGCCTTGCGCAGCCGCTCCAGTTCGGCGAGAGCCTCATCGCGTTCCCGTGCCGCCTGCCTGCGCAGCCTGTCCGCTTCCCGGCGCCGGTCCTTCTCCGCCTGGAGCGCCTTCTCGCCCTTCGGCCCGAGCGGCTTGTCGTCGGAGTCATCGTCCTTGCCGTCGTCTGGCGCGCCGGCGTCGCCATCGCCGGAATCGTCATCGCTGTCGTCGCCAATGCCGGCGTCGGCAGCGTCGTCGTCGGCGTCAGAGACGATGACGTCGTCGTCTTCCGCCCCGCCGAGCACAGGCCAGATCGGCACACCGTTGCGGCGGAGCCCGATCGCCTGAAGGCCGGTACGAGGGTGGAAGGGCAGGGTGAGGTCGGTCATGCGGGTATCTCCCGTTGCGGGTGAAGGTGAAGCCCCGGCGTTGCGCAGGGGTGTAGGGACTGCCAAACCCCGGCGAGGCCCGGTTAGCTGGTGATGAATCCGAAGCGCTGCAGGAGCCGGATCGCTTCGTCGCGGTTGCCGTTCGCGGCCTGCAGAATCGCCTCAGGCATGAGCCTCGGTGTGCGGACTCGCTCCCGTCGGACCTGCCGCTGCTCGCGGCCTTGCCTGGTGATGCGAGTGGCGAACTCCTCGACCACCCGTACGGTGGGTGCGCCCTGCTCGATCAGCCGACGTCCGGCCACGCCGCGACGCGTTGTGCCTTCGGTCGTGATGAGCGTCTGCCTGCCGAACACGCTGGCCTGCTGCATTCCGCGGCGGGCATTGACGACCTGGCCGAGATCGGCTCCGAGACGGATGGATTCGGCGCCGGCCTTACCGAAACGGCGGTCCTGCTCCTCTTCCGACATCTGCTCGAACAGCTCTCGCGGCGACAGGACGGCCACGTCGTCGCCGGTGACGGGCATCATGCTGCAGTCGCAGTTCGGGTGGCGCAGAAAGCCTGTCGAGTGCGAATACACGCGGCCCGCCAGGATGATGCACCTGGAGCAGGCGGGCAGGTTCACCACCCGCACGTACATGACCCACTGCCGGTTCGCGGTCATGCCGGCCTCGACAGCGCCGCGGCCAGCGTCGGCCGCCTGAGTGGCGGCGATCATCGCCAGGTGGGCGGTCGCCCGGCGCATCGCCTCGTCGATCGGCACGCCTTCGGCTAGGAGCCGCTTGAGCGCGATGACCGGCTGGTACATCAACGACTCCAGCGGGCGGCCATCCGACGCGACGCCGGAGAACGCCGACGGCACCACCTCGTGTTCGGGCGGTTCGATGCCCTGAGCCTGCGCCACATCTCGCAGGTAGAACGGCACCAGTGAGGCGATGTCGGTCTGGGCTCTGGCCATCGTCTGCACAATCGACGGCCCGACACCGGCCTGCCACGACTCCGTCAGCCTGGCCCGGTCGAGGCGCCGCCACCAGCCGAGAATCATCGCGATCAACGCCAGGATGATGCTCCGCTGGCGCTGCTGGTGGGCGACCGCTATCTCCTGCGGGGTCGCCACCGGCTACCTGACCGGTTCCGGCGCGACCTCAGCCAGGTCCTCGCCCTGCGCTGCTGCCGAGGTGGCGGCGATCGGCTGGACGCCGCCGTTCATCGCCTGGTTGATCGGGTCCATTTGCGCCATCTCTTCTGCCATGCGCATGACCCGCTCCACCTCAGGCGGTTCGAGCCCGTACTGTTCGGCGATCCACGGCAGCGGGAAGCCGATCGTCTTCAGCTTCATCAGCGCGTCAACCTTCTGGCCGAGCGCCCGGAACTGGGTATCGGCCCACATGACGGTGCCGCGCTGGCACGCCTTGGCCTTGCCTTCGTGGCCCATGGCGTTGGCCATGAGGGAGTGGATCTCGCGGATGGAGGAGTTGACGTAGACGATCCGCTCGCCCGTCTTCGACACCAGGCCGGTCTCCGCTGCGGTGAGCGCCTCAGCGGACAGGTTGGCGACCTTGCCGATCAGGTAGTGCGGCGGGGTCCGGGTCTGGGCGGCGATGTGTTCGATCGCCCGCTCGATCACGTTGCTGTACGCCGCGAGATCCGCTGCCGGCCACGACCCGATGCTGGCGTCCCCGGTCAGCCACAGGATCCGCTCGTTGATGAGCGTGTCCAACTCGATCGGGCGTTCACCGACCTTCTGCCCGCTGTCGTCGAGGATCGGCACCTTGGGCACGTCCGCGCCCATGACGACCCGCTGCGGCAAACTCGCGAAATCCAAGGCGTTCATCAGGTACGCCCAGGTCAGGTTGATGGCGTCCTGCATGGCCATCACACCCGAAATGTCGGACAGCGGCTCATCGTCGAGGAGCGTCTGGTTCCGCAGCTCCACCATCGGGACGACACCCATCGGATTCGGGATCGGCCACGTGGTGTCGAGGTCGCCCTGGCGCGGCTGCCAGCCGTACGGGCCCGCGTTCCGCACCACGTCGCTCCCCGCGGGGACGATCAGCCCAGACACGCTGTACCCGGTGCGGGCATACCGCGGCCTGGAGAACTTCCACACCTCGGTGCGGGTGTACAAGGTGGCGTACTCCAGCGTGTCGTCCGCCCACAGCTTCAGCGCCGCCGACCGTTCCCCGGTGTCGGAGTCGTAACCCACGATGGCCTGATCCGGGCGCTCCCACGTCACCCGCGGCTCTTCCTCGTTGGCAGGGTTGCCCCACACCAGGCAGTACGAGCGGGCCGCAGCCAGCGTGACGACGAACGCTTCGGATGAGGTGCGTTCGCAGTCGGCGACCTTCCACGCCTCCGACAGACCCTTGTCCGCAGTGCGCTCGTCCGGGTCCAGCCGGATCCCGAGCACGTTCATGCGTTCGGCCGGCGCCGCCGCCACGGGCGCGGTCCAGTTGTCGGAGAACCCCTTGAACCGGTCCGCGAAATAGTCGCGGAACTCCGGGGAGGCGTAGCAGAGCTTGTGCTTGCCCTTGTAGTAGTCAAGCCGCCGCGTGGTTTCCGTCTCCCGCCTGCGCAGCTCGTCGGCGAGCCGATTCAGTAGGTTGACCGCCTTGCGCGCCTCATCCGAGGCCGTCATGTCCGAGACAGGCAGGGGCATGGCCACCGGGCGTCACCTCCGCCGTGTCGATGACGCCGTGTAGATCAGGTTCTCCGCGGGTTTCTCGACCGTGAACAGGCCCGCAGCAAGCGCGTCACCGTACGCCTCGTGCGCGAGAACGGAGCACACGGTCAGGTCGATCTTCTGAGTGGGGGACGCCTTCGCCAGCACGTACCGCTGGCCAGGCCGTGGCGCTTTTCGCGTGTTCCGCTGGTGGATCGCGGTCGTCGGGCAGCCGTCATGCGTGAACGGCGACCCTGCCTTGCCGACATCGACCAGCAGCCGCTGACACGCGGCGTGCATCTGCACCGGCCGGTACGTCGCCCACCGGATGACGACCTTCTCGCCGTACTTCTCCACCCAGGCGTCGATCTCCGACTTCCAGTCCGGCGGATCCGCGTACATGCGCACCACCTGGAAACGCGTCATGAGCTCGTCCACAGCGGCAGACACTTCAAGCCGCGGCACCTGGCCGCTGAACGCCGCCGGATCCCACACCGTCGGCACCTTGTCAGGCCCGTACGTGGGGGTGAACTGGTAGCCGTCCGCGGTCTCCGCGCGGATGCCCGTCCAGTCGTCCACATCGCTGCCGTCGAAGCCGAGCACGATCGGCGTACCGTCGGGGACCTCGCGGGGCGCCTCCCGACCGTCCCAAACGTCGCCGTCGATGTAGCCGCCCTGGCCGTACACGACCCTGTTGCCGAAGAACCGTTCGGCCTGCGCCGGGTCCTTCTCCAGCAGCTCCGCTGCCTCGGCTTCGATCGCGTCAAGGTCAACGTGAGTGGAGCCGCGGTACACGAACCGGTGAATCTTCGCCCGCTCGGCCTTGTTCTTGTACGACAGGTGGGCAGGCGGGACGCGGTGGAACTTGAAGATGTCCGGCCGCTGCGACTCCGACGTCCTCTGCGCTACCGACTCCTCGGACGGGTCCCAGGCATTCGACGTCTCCATCGTCCGCCCGCCCATGCCGGCGGCGCCGCGCCGCTGCGTCTCGGCGACGCGCACCATCTTGTTCGTCTTCGTGTACAGGCCCGTCTCGTCCTGCATCGCGAACGTGATCGGGTTACCCAGCCGTGACGTCGCCGACGAGGTGACGACGTCGATCCGGCCATCGTTCGGCAGCCGGATGAACTCCTCGCCCGTCCGCATCAGATCCGCGAGCGGCCCCGACTTGGCCATCGCCTGCAGCGGCCGGTACACGTTGTCGACCTGGTCTTCGGACGTGGCCAGGAGCTGGATCAGCGGTGTCGGCCACGGCATGCCCATCGGCTCGCCCGGCTCGTACTCGTACGACCAGCCGCACCCGCACCCGTAGTCGCGGCAGTCGTACACCTCATGGCCCGTGGCCCAGCCCGCGAACACGGCAGGCCCGACAGCCTCAAGACAGATGATCGACGCCGACCACGGCCCCTTGCCGGTCTTCTGCGGAGCGATGACCTGCGAGCGCCGATTGTGGAACGCAGGAGCCAACTGGCCCAGCGTGGCGGCCGGCTTGACCCGGTAATGGTTGGCCGTGCACCAGAGCTGCCAGTCGTACATCTCGAACCGGTCGCCCTTGCGGAACCCGTCCGGGACGCTGCAATGCTCCTCGATCCAGTCGATCGCCACCCACAGCGTCGGAAAGTCGACGACGAACTCACTCGCCGGAGGCATCGCCCGAGATCACCGTGAGACGACTCCTCGCCGACCTACGCAGCGGAGCCTTCTGCGCCTTCGACGGCTCGGCCGGCGCCGCATCCGACAGCCGCCACCGGTTGCGCAGCATGCCCTGCGTGGACAGCCCGAGCGAGTCGAAGTACTGCCGGACCACCTTCTGCAGCTCGATCGACGACTTCGGCTGCTCGGCGCGGGCCAGCATGCGCACGCACATCGCGACCTCGTAAAGCTGGCCCATCTTCTCCCACATCAGCGCCTGCGGGCGGGACCAGAAGTCCGTCCACAGCTCCCACTCGCGGCCGTCCGGTTCGAGCAGAGGCCACTCGGGAGGGTCTCCATCCCGTCCCTCAGAAGGAAGGGTGGTCCACGTGGCTGCGTCCGCGGGCCGACTGCGCCGGAGCGCGTTCGGATCAGGCGCAGGACCGGACGCGGCGTGTCCGCCTCTCGGCATAGCACTCACTACTCCTCAGCCGCGTTGCGCGGCATCGGGCGATGGTCACCTTGCGTCACCACCTGAAGTTGATCAAGGACTCTCTGACCTGGCGGACCTCGGAGCCGCCTCCCCCGCGGTCCTCGTTTTAGCATGTTTGTAGCAGGTCATGCCCCACCCCGGCACCGTGTCCAGATACGGACAGTTACCTCGCTCGCGTGTTCGCGCGGATCATGAGGTGGTCTGCTGTTTCGCATGCATGTCGAGTACTCCGCAGTGAAGTTGCGTGGAGCGAAGTACCAGGGCGATCTCGCGAGGTATGTGAAGGCAGGCTCTGAGGTCGAGCTGGTGCGTGAGCCGGACAATCCTTACGACTCGGACGCGGTGCGGGTGTTGGCTGTGGTGCCGAGCCAGGGTGAGATCCCTGTGTCGATCGGCTACCTGGCCAAGGGCGCAGCATCACGGGTGGCGAGGGACATGGATGCCGGCCGTACGTTCCGCGGTGTGTTCGTCGGTGGTGGCGTGGATGCCACGCCGTACGTGGTGGTGCTCGCAGCAGGTGAGGGTGAGGACCTGAAGCTCACCAGGCTGAAGCACAGGTAGGTCAGGGCTGCTGGTGCTGGGCTGCCAGGTGGTCTATGGCGTGAGCCCATAGGCCCGGGATGGTGGCGATGTTGGCCACGCACGGGTCTGGGTACGTGCTACCGGTCCGGTCGTAGTAGGCGAGAGGCCGGCCGCCGTCATGGTGGTCGCGGCAGTGGAGCCCTACTCCTCCGTCCTCGCCACCCAGGAGGTAGAGGGACGGGTGGGTCAGGGCTTCGAGGAGAGCATCGACAGGCGCTCGGTCATGGAGGTTCTGGTCCACTGTCACCAGCACCTCCTTACCGCGCTACTCGGTGGGCGACCGTCCGAGGCCGGTGAGTGCGCCGTCCCACGTCAGTGAACCGACTCGCGGTGCGGTCGCCTGGAACATGGCGTCGCCGGTGCTGCCGTCGGGGAGGCGCAGCGTGGCCTCGCCGTAGGGTGGGCGTGCGTCCGTCAGTAGATCGCCGGTGATGTCCGCGTCCCACCTGTGCGCATCCCTGATGTATGGCCGGTCACCGCCAAGGTCGGGGATGTCGTGGTAGACGCGGACTCGCGCCTGGCACGGATAGTCCCGGCCGTCGCTCTTCGGGATGAGCATGGCCTGTCCCTGATAGGTGACGGTGGCGGCGATCTCCATGCCCGTCATTCTCTCTCGCGGGTGGGCGTCCTGAGGCCGAACCGTTTGCGAGCGGCGAGGTCTTCGGGAGAGCCGGGCTCGCAGTTCTCGATGTGCAGCCTGGGCGCGTGAAGTTGTTCGATGACGTACCCGAGCAAGGCAAGGCACACTACTCGATCACGGCCTGCGGGCAGGTTCCCGATGGGGGCGCGGTCCAGGATGGTGATCGTCGGGTTGTCGCCCTCGGTCACGTACAGCAGGGCCGGGCCTGGTGGCAGGTCGATGGTGCGTTGCGTCTCGTCTATCGGGACAGGGACGATGCTCATCGGTCACCTGCTGCCGGGTGGTGAATGGCGAGGTGGATGAGGGCCTGGCTCCACAGCCCGGAGACGGACGTGGCGAAGGTGATGCCCGTGTTCGCTGCTTGCTCGCCTTCCTTCGCTCCGAGGTAGGCGATCGTCTCATGAGCTATCGGCGTGCAGGCCCGGCAGTACATGCCGACGCCTCCGCCTCTCTGCCCGAACAAGACCAGGTCCGGGTTGATGAGGATGCGGTAGGCGAGTTCACGAAGATCGAAGCGCATGTCTCTGGACAGGGCTTCCTGCGTGGCCCGCTCCACGCCAGCGATGAGTTCGGGGGAGGAGACGGGCGCGTCCGTTGGCGTCTCGGGCACGCGGATCGTCTCGCCGCAGGAAGGGCAGGGAAGCTGCGCTCCTGGCACATCATGGCCGTCACCGCCACAGGAGCAGCGCCAGAACATCTTCACTGGCGAGGTCGAGTCGGGGGCGCACCTCACGGCGTGGACGACGCGGGCGCTCACCGCTTCCTCCCCCGCGAGCGGGAGCGGCGGTGGTACTCCGTCTTCGCCCTGCGGGAGCGCGGGCTCGTGCGGCCGAACACCAGCCGGTAGCCGGACCAGAGCAGGCGGCCTCGCAGCTTGAGCGTGTACGGTCCCGTCCGCTCCAGGAGCGACGGAGAGACCACGAGGAACCGTTGAGTCTTGGACAGCATCTCGATCGGCGTAGGCGGGCCGGTGACGAACTTCAGGTCCGACACGGTTTCTCCGAGCTCGACAGGCTCGCCGGTAGCGGGGACCCAGGAGACGCGGACCGTGGTCATCGGTCACCTGCCGGAGGAGTCCAGCCGAGAGCGATCAGCGCGTCTCGCGCTGCGTCGGGCATGGACAGGACGACCTCGGAGTCTCGGACGCCGAGATCGGCCACCTCGATGGCGTCGATGAGGAGTTCAGCCTCGACGGCCGGGCGTTCGCCTGCTTGGAAGCGGATCGTCAGACCGCGCAGGGCTCGGCTCAGTTCATGGTCGCCGAGCTTCACTGTCGGGCCGAAGACCGGTCCGGTGATGGACAGTTCGCGCTCTTGCATGGTTTCTCCCTGGTGTGGCGACGGCCCCTGAGTCAGGGAGATCTCAGGGGCCGTCTACCTCCCGCCGCGAACGGGAGGATCTTGTGTGGGTCAAGGGTTGATCAGGTCGGCGCCGGCCAGCACGAGGAAGGCGAAGCCGAGGCAGAACAGGGCTGCGACCCACGACTTGTGGACGAAGCCCACTACGGAGGCTGCGAGGAAAGCGATCAGGGCGAGAAGAGTGAAGAGGTCGGGGACGTTCATGACCGAACTCCTTCGTGGCAACGGTGCGTAACATGGGCGGGCGCTTCGACGGTTACCCGCCCGTGCGAGAGGCTGACTTTGTGCACGTCAGGACGACGTGCACGGAGAGTTACTATCGGGCGTTCCAGCCGCCCTTTTGGCTCTCGTTCGCCTGTGTGGCCTTGCCGTGACATGAGGCACACAGGCCGCGCCCGTACTTCGGGTCGTCCGGGTCCAGCCCTCGGGCTACCAGCTCTCGGCGGTCCATCGGGTGATGGTCCGCCACGGTGCTCCGTGCGGCTCCACACAGCACGCACGTGGGGTGCTTCGCCAGCACGCCCGTACGGAACCGATCACGATGGCGGGAGCCGTAGCCGCGCTGTGAGGCGCTGCCACGAGCCTTCTCAGCAGCGCTACGGCACTCCGGGCACCGGCCGCCGTCGCACAGGTTCGGGCAGCCCGGCGTGCTACAGACCGACGCTGCCCGCCTAGGCATCGGCGACGGACAGCCACCCCTCGATGGCTGTCTTGGTAGCCGATGGGGATCCGCGAGTCACTCTGATCTTGTAGAACCAGACGCCCGGCGACTCGGTCACACTCTCGGGGAAGGTGAGCGTGATCAGGCCTTGGGCTGCGTCGTCGATCGTGACGCCGTCGCCCTCGGTCAGCGTGAACACGCCCGTCGAGGCGTCGTCCTCCACAGCCTGGCTCGCCTTGATGACAGCGAACACGTCCGCGCCCGTGAGGCTGAGAGCGGTCCCCGAGTCGTCGACGATGCGGAAGGACGCGGACTCGTTGTCGTCCTCCACCAGCGTCAAGTTGACGAAGTCCGGCACCGCGTCCACCTCCTCACGTGAGAGATCCGCCGAGCTGACCCGTGGTGACCTTGGAGCCGCCGAGACCATGGCCTTCGATTCGGGAGCCGCCCAGGCTGTGCTGGGCGACCAGAGCGCCGCCGAGCCTTGGGGGTAGATGATCGGGAGACGCTCCCGCGGACACGGACGGCGCCGAGATGGACGCGACCGCAGCCACGGCGGGAGGACGTGCTGTCGTCGACACCAGGGCCGCGGGGATCGTGGCGAAGGCCTGCACAGCCGCGGGCGTGGCAGCAACCAGGACCGAGGTCGTCGGCGTGGGCACGGCAGCGGTGGCGAGCACGACGGCCGGCGTGGCCGTGGAGCTGGTGCCCGTGGCCGGGGACGGGATGCTCGCCGCGGCGGTGACCGTCGCTGGTGTGGCGGCGGCGTTCCCGTCGGCTTCGACAGTCGGGGCCGGGATGCTGGTGCTCGCCTGGACGGTGCCGGGCGTTGCGGTCGCTCCCGCGCTGACGGTTGGCGCTGGAATCGACGCAGACGCTTCCACGGGGTCCGGCGGGGCGGTGGAGCCTGCCGACACCTGAGGGGCGCTCACGGACGCTGTAGCAGCCGCCACAGGAGGCTGCGCGGTCGCTCCAGTCGTCACGGCCGGAGACGCGATCGCCGCGGCGGCGGTCACCGTGTCCGGGGTGGCGGTGGAGCTGGAGCCCGTCTGGATGCTCGGCGCCGGAACTGAAGCGAAAGCAGCGACGACGGCAGGGGTGACGGTCTGCCCGTACGAAACGGTGGGCGCCGGGATGGCGGCCGTCGCGGTGACGGTCGCAGGTTGCGCAACCTGACCGGTGGCGACGGCCGGCTGAGGAACAGACGCTACGGCCTGGACCGCGCCGGCTGTGACCGTAGCGCCCGCTGAGACGGCTGGAGCGGGGGTCTGTGTTGTGCCGGCGACAACGGAGGGGCTCGCCGTTGAGCCCGTCGTGGTGGTCGCCTGCGGGACGGTGGTGGTCGCTGGAACCACGTCAGGAGCCGCGGTCGCCCCGGCCGTGGTGGTGGGCGCCGGGATCGTCGCCGTGGCTGCGACGACGTTCGTGGCGGCTGTAGAGCCGGTGGAAATGGCAAGGGCGGGGATGGACGCGGCGGCCTGGACGGCGGCAGGGGTTGGGGTGGAGCCCGCCGCGACGCCCGGGGCAGGGATGGACGCCGCGGCGGGGACAGTAGCCGGGCCTGCAGCCGAGCCCGTTCGTGTGGACGGCGACGGGATGCTCGCCAGCGCGGCCACCACAGCCGGCGAAGCCGCAGAGCTCGTGCTTGATGCAGGGGCCGGGATCGCCGCGGTGGCGGAGACGGCGGGCGGGCTGGCGGTGGCGTTCCCGTCCGGGGCGGCGGGCTCCAGCACGATCGACCAGGCGCCGATCGCGTCACCGACACCGCCGAACGTGCGCGTGCCCGTGGCGCCGGGAGAGGCGACGACCTGATCCGCTTCGGCGTTGTAGGCCTGCGCGGACAGCGGGGTCCGGTCGGTCATCCCGGCTGGGGCGGTCAAATCCTGCGACGACTCGTCCGCGTACAGGACCACCAGCAGCGAGTTCGCCGTGACGGTGGTCACCGATGGCGCTACCGGGTCGGCGGCGTCGGACTGGGCGTAGATGGCCGGCGCGGTCGTACCGCGGTAGGCGAGGATGTCGATGATGGGGCCGCTGCTGGACCCGATCCAGGTGTGGTCGGTCGGGTCGCCGGTGACGGTCGTGGTCCAGGCGTTGCCGTCGAATTGCTGGCCCACCCGGCCGACGCCGATCTCCGTCCAACCGTCAGGCCCGTCCAGGAGTTCCGCGTCTTGGACGATCGCGAGGAGGACGTCGCCTTCCTGGATGCCGACGGGCAGGTTACCGATGGTGGATTCGGAGTGGGCGGCGTCGACGAACTCGACGGCCGCGCTGGTGGACACTGCCGGGGCGGGCACGACAGCGGTAGCCGCGACCACTGGCGGGGTTGCGGTCGCTGACGCCTGCGCCGACACGGTCGCAGCCGGGACGGATGCGGTCGCTGCCACCGTTGCGGGCGAGGGTGTCGCGCTGGCTGACACCAACGGGGCGGGAATCGCCGCCGTCGCCGCCACCACGGCCGGGGTGGCGGTTGAGCCCGTACGGGGGGAAGGAGCCGGAACGGCCGCCGAAGCCGGCACCACCGCAGGAGTCGCCGTCGCGGTCACCGACACCGCCGGGGACGGGACCGACGCGGTAGCCGACACCGCAGCAGGGGTCGCGGTCGCGCCCGTACCCGCAGACGGTTTGATCTCCGCCGCCGCCCAGTTCCACTCGCGCGACAGGCCGCCACCATTGAAGTTCAGGGTGACTGACGTGCCAGAAGACCCCGTGTTGGCGGCCTTGTGGACCGCTATCCCGGCAGTCTGGAAGAACTCATCCCACGGGAAGCCCGTGTCGCTGCTGGTGACGGCGCCCGATTCGAGGGCGTCCACCGCGATGCCGACCGCTCGGGAACCCGCGACGCTGGAGGTGTAGACAGCCGGGGTGATGCTGCTGGTGGCCGAGCTGCCTTCGCCGACGTTCCCCACAGGAGACGCCAGGTCCGCACCCGTCACCACCAGCAGCTTCAAGACGACGAAGTCTCCGCCGTTGCTGCTCGTCAGGGTGACGGTGCGGGCCGCCGACGCGGCAGCGGGGGCGGTGAAAATCTCCACCGCCGGCGTGTACGCGCCCGCGTCGTCGCCCAGCATCCGCCGCACCCGCGACGTCCACGTCAACGCGGTCCCCGAGTTGGTCACGGTGTGGGTGACCGCTCCGGAGTTGGAGGCACACAACGCCACCAGGAGACTGTTGGCGGGCGCGGTGAAACTCGCCGTGGTGACGGCGTCAGTGTCGGTGACCAGGGCAGGCGAAGAGGAGTCGATCGCAATCGCCACGCCCGCCCCCGAACAGCAGAAAACCGCCCGGAGGCGGTGAGGGTCGGGTGGGTGTCAGCGGCAGGTGGTCACGGCGTCCAATCGACCGTGAAGATGCCGGACCCGCTGTACTGCAGGAGGAACGTGCCCGCTGACGTGCTGTAATCCTGGCCCAGGTTGAGGAGTACCACCGCGTTGTCGCCCGCCAGGCCGTCGGCGTAGATGAGGGCGGCGCGGGCGTTCGTGATCGTCGAAGACGCCCAGGAGGAGTCGGCCGCGTCGAACGTGGTCGAGCCGGAGCTGCCCGTGAATGTGGTGGTGGTGAGCGTTGCCCCACCGGCGGTGTAGCCGGTGCCGCTGACTTCGTTCGCGTTGTACGGGGACACGCCGTACGCGGTGTCCGAGCTGAAGTTGGGTGTGATCGAATTCGTGAAGAGGGCGACCTTGAGCTGTGTCTCCGACGACAGGTCCAGGCCGAGCTGGGTGTCGTCGAACACGTCCACGATCGTGGCGATGTAGATGCCCGAAGCGGTGACAGCCATGATCAGACCTCCTCAGAAGTGGGGCTGACGAAGGCGTCGCCGCCGACCGTCGTGCCCTCGGTGCGGGTCTGGGATCGGGCCTCCCGCAGCGCGAGAGACGCCTCCCGGATGGCGGCCTTGTCGCCGCTCTCCTTCGCGGCCAGGAGGTCGTTTTCGAGGCCGGCCATCGCGTCGAGAGCGTCGGCCTGTGCTCGTAGTTCGGCGGCGCGCTCAGCGCTCGATGACATCGGTGATCTCCCTCTTCGACGCGGAGGCGGGAACGTGTGCGCGGACGGTTTGGATGCGCGCGATGACGGACTGCTGGTCGTTGCCGTGCTGGATGACGTCATGGCCGAGCTGGTCGGTGGTGCGCTTGAAGCGCTGGCCGAACCGGTCACGGCCTTCCGTCACCTGGTCGTGGGTGGCGTTCGTCCATCCGCTGGCGCGGGTCTGGACTCCCTTGTTGCGGAGCCAAGACGCGTAGGAGCCGTGAACTGCGGGGTTGTACTCCTCGCGCACGCCGATCACCTCCGGACATGACGGAGGCCCGCACAGTGGCGGGCCTTCGGACGCGGCTGTGTTGGCAGTACAGGTGTCGAACTCAGTAGTCACAGACAGCGTGTGCCTGCGCCGTTACGGTGCGGGCATGGCGAAGCAAGGTGACGACGACGAAGCGCCCCCGGTGTGCGGTACCTGCCTCGGTGCGGGCGGGGAGTGGATGGAGATGAACGGCAAGAAGGGCGCCAACCGCCAGTGGGTGGCGTGCGACACCTGCAACGGAACCGGCCGGGCGTGACGTGACCGACCCCATCACGTGCCCGGAGTGCGGAGGCCGGCGCGGGCAGCAGTTCGGGCCGCTGTTTCTGGCGTGCCGCTTCTGCGGCGGGCAAGGCACCGTGGGAGGCGACAACGAGCCTGCCGAGCGGAGCGAGAAGCCGCCTCCTCCACCGCCGACCGCGACCGACCACAAGGTGTGGACGGACCCGCTCATCGCCAGGGCATTCCTGTGCCGGTTGTGCTTCGGATCCGGTCAGCTCGCCCACATCGACGAAGAGGCCGGGACTCTGGTGACGGTGCCTTGCCGGTGCGCTGCAGTGGCTGAGTGAGTGGTCAGGCGCGCGAGCGTGGTACCCGTGAGTAGTCGACGCCCTTGATCGGCTCTACCTCGTACGCCTGCAGCCAGGACCGGTGGGGTTCCAGCCCACCCTTGTAGCCGGGGACGTCCAGCACGTACTCCACCAGCGCTTCCCACTGGCCCGTCCGGGTTTTTCTCCACTGGTGGAGGAGCCCTGCGCCGGCGGGGTGGTGAGGGAGACGTACGGAGGGCGGGTCTTGCATGTGGGCGAGCCTACCCGCGAGGTCGAACGACTATTCGAGTGAGTCCGCAGCCGCGTGGTTGATGTCCGGGCGGGCCAGGGAAGCCCAAGCGAAGGCGTGCGGCTGATCGTTGTGAGAGAAGCCGTACCAAGCCCGCCCGGAGGTCTACGGGATCAGCGCCAGCATTGGGCGGGCGGGATAACCTCTATCGGCTCTTCCGAGTCTGGACCCCAGAGGCGCATGCCCTGCTCCGGGTCGTAGTCCCAGTACATCTCTTCCTCTTCCGCTTCCTCCGAAGCGTGTCCCGTCGGCAGGCGCGGTGGCGGTAGCCCACCACCAGGCGGCCCAACGCATCATGCAGCGCGCCAAAGTAGGCCCCTCCGAGCGCGTAGCCGTGCTTCTCGAAGAGATCCAGTACCGACAATTCGGCCTCACACCGGGCGATCGTGTCGCGCGGGTCGTGGAGAGCGACGTGCTTCGCTTCGACCTCGCACAGGGTGCCGGTTATGCAGCACCCGCAGGCTTTGCCGAAAGCCCCGGCGTCCTCGATCTCGATGAAGAACCCTTCGTCACGGTCGTCGGCGGCGGCCCAGACCTCACCCAAGTTCTCCTCGGCTAGCGCCTTGTCGCCCTCGATCGTCGCCTTCAGCCAGGACAGCATCTCGTCGGAGGCCATCAGGAACTCGCCCTGGAAGCGGTCGCGGTCGGTAGCGTCGCAAGCCCGTCTTTGGCCGGGGCCCGGCACACCTTGAACCCGTCGATGTGGTCCAGCGTCAACGTGTCCACGGTGAACCACTGGGCATGCAGGGTCGCTCCTCGCGGCATGCCCGCCTGGTCGGTGATCAAGTCACGCGACACCCGCAGCGCTCTCTCCGGCAGGTGCAGCGGCGTCAGCACCAACGCATATCCGTCACCTGGCTCGTACCAGACCTTCACGTCGATACGGTCCAGCGAGGCGACGAACTCGGCGGCGCGCCGCTTATGTTCGGCCTGCCACTCGGCCATCTTCGCGTCCGCGCGACCTGAGTCGAACGTCTCGAACACGGCCCGCCAGCCGTGCTCCTCCAGCGTGTCGCCGTTGCCTGTGTCGATGCGGCGGTAAGACGTCCGCTCGGGGCCACGGAAAAGACTGTCGTACAGGGTCACCACGTGCCGGTCCCGCACGTACGCCGGGCCGTCCAACACGTCGAATGCCAGCACTCCATCTGCGAGTTCGCACTGCTCGGCGTCGACCCGGTCGGCAAATACGCCGACCACTTCGTAGCCACCGTCGTAGTCGTAGGAGTCGTAGTTGCTGATCGCGGCGTACACCTTCATCGGTGATCTCCAAGGGGGCTGTACAGGGGGTTGTGGTGCGGCCCGCCACCAACCCCCCGGAAGAGGCAGGCCGCACGATGAGGGGTTGGCCGCCCGGCCCGCGACCCTCGCAGACACGGGACCGGGCGACCTGGGGAGGGCTCGACACAGGCCATGGGGGCACGTCCTGCGGAGCCGCGCGTCTCCCTCAGCACCGAAGGGACGCGCGTCTATGGGAATCTCTACGGCTGTCTAGGCTGCGCGGGTGACCCGCTTGCCGCTGCCCGACGTACGGACCGCAGCCTCGTACGCCATGCGATCCGCCTCATCCACGTCAGCGACCTTGAACAAGCGCCGGCGCGGCGGACAGCCGGGGACCGGGGCGAGGTAGCCGATGCGAACCCACCGATCCACCGTTGCCGGCTTCACGCCTTTGAGATCGGCGGCTTGCTGCCGGGTGACGCACGGTTCGCCGTCGGGGTCGTAGTGGAAGCGCATCCGGGCCACCCCCAGACACGCGAAAGCCCCGGCGCTGGAAGCGTTCCGGGGCATAGATCGTCCGCTGTTTCCCAACGTTAGACCGCTCGCGATGGACTTGTCCAATCCTGTCCAGGCGACTCGCCGCACAACCGTTCACAGAGGTCCTTACGCTGCTCCGGCGTGAGGCGCACGGGCCACACTGCAGGCAGCAGCAGAACATCCCCGTTGGGCATGCGCACGACATCGAGAGGAGAGTTCGGGGAGGCGTTCACAATCACGATGCCTTACGTACCTTCTTGGCCTCGTCCACCAACTCCTGGTACTCCGACCACTTCAGGACCCGCTCGCAGGTACGGCGCCGGCACGTCACCTTGTCCTCGCCCACCTTCCGCTCCAGGGTGAGACCGTTGCATTCCGCGCAGCGCGCTCCCCTGAGCGGTTCGACGACAACGTCTGACGGGTCGTAGCGGACGAGCCTGCCGTGCCAGCGGTTGACCTCCTCGCCGAACGCGGGCGCCAGGTCCGGGTGGGCGAGGATGCGTTCCGCTCGCACCACCAGCCATGCCGTTCCCAGGGTGACGGAGTCGGCGAGCATGCCCTGCCTGGCCATCGTCTCCGCCCCCAGGTAGGCGGCTTTCCAGTCGCGCAGCCACCCGTCCAGTTCGTCGATGTCCTCGACGGCCGGCGACAGCGACGGCGGCTCGCTGCCCTTGGACGACACCTTCGCCTGGTCGGACTGGCCTCGGAATCCGTCCGCTTCCCGCAGGTACACGCAGGCGGCGCCGTCCAGCTTCGACAGCTTCGACTTGCAGGCGTACACGCAGTCCGGGCAGAACACCGGGTCACCCTCGATCCGGTACGGGAGGCGCGGCTCCTCCGGCTCGGCGGGCTCGTCTGGCCACACGAGCGGGGCATGCCACGCCGCGGCGTCGGCCTGCCATTCCGTATGGGCGGCGCGGTAGACGGCGTAGGCGTGCTCGTAGGAGCGGACCTTACGCCGGTAGCCGTTCATGCAGGCGCCGGCACACAGGCGTTCGAGGTCGTAGGTGCGCTGGGACATTTCGGCCTCCCCGAATGTACGCTTACGGGAGGCTTCGTTCTGCGGTGGATGAGGCTCAGCGAGGGTAGTGGGACGGGGCGGCTCTCCATGGGGGTGGAGGGCCGTCTTCGCTTCCAAGGTCAAATATGCCACGTATGTGCAGGTGACACCTCAGTTCGCGGCGAGGCTCGCTTCCCGCTCGGCCCGCACCTCGACTACCGCCTGCATGTCGGGCTGCTCGTACGGGATCCCCAACAGGTCGTGCAGCTTCTGGTAGATGCCCGTCTCCACGAGTTCGATCTGGACCTGCTGCCAGGGTGTGGCCCTGCCCAGCGCTCGGGTGAGGACCGCGATTCGGCGGGCGACATCCTCGCACCCTGCTGACCAACAACCGTTGTAGGCGAAGCGGATCTGCTCGTGAAGGTCTCCCCACAGGCGCATCAGTTCGTCGGCGGCGGCCTGGTCGAGGGAGGCGAAGCCCTCCTCGTTGGCGGAGTCGATCGCCTCCTGGAGTTCCTTCGCGCGGTCAGTCACGGCTCGACTTCCCCTTTCGCCCACTTGTGGCTGTAGTCCTCATGGTCGGCCCACGGCTCAGCGAGGGCGCACGCGATCAGGTACGCCTTGCCCCACCGCTCGAACCCGTCACGATCAGGGCCGAACACCTGCGTACCCGCGTCGAGGTCGGGCTGGATGATGTCGAGGATCCACCGCTTCGACTTCACGTCGGCGAGGACGGCGTGCATCGCTGCGTCCTCCTCTTCCCACAGGGTCGAGCCCATCAGACCGGCGTCGCGGGCCTTCTGGTTGATCTCAAGAGCCCCGCAGGCGTCCTTCTCGCGCTCGTCCAGGCGCATCCTGACGAACGCTTCAGGGCAGTACTGGAGTTGGGCGCGCGTGTCGGTCACGTCTCCCCCAGGCAGGTCGTACAGGGCCTCATCTTCGCTGTCTCCTCTTCGGAGACCTCGCGGATGGGGTGGCTCTCGTAGTTGTTCGGTGCGCTGGCGTTGCGTCCGCGCTGGAAGGCAGGACATTCCTGGTCGCGGTGGTAGAAGTCGCTCGCGTCCGTGGTGATGTACAGCATGGCTTCCTCCAGGAGGTTGGCCTGTCCCTCGCAGCATCCACCAGAACGGCGGGAGAAGCGCGGGCCTGGCGGGTCGATGATCCCGAGCTTCTCGGCACACTCCGGCCCGAAACCGCGCCTTCTCGACTCCGGCGCAGTCAGGTGACGGCCACAGCCTCCCAGACACAGCATCGGCGACAAGGGAGGGGCGTCAAGGTTGAGGAGGTTCACTCGAACGGCCCGTAGTCGTCCGGGTTCACGTACTCCAGCAGGTAGCAGGTGCAGTAGGTGTCCATCGTGTGCCCGCACGTCTTGCGGGGCGCGTCCGGGGTGATCGGGTCGGGGCAGTGGCACTCGTCCTCTGGGTCGCCGGTCCGGCCGTAGGCGCACTGGCGGGAGTGCCAGCGATCCTCAGCGGTGGTCACGTCTCCTCCTCGGTGGCTGTCGTCTCAGGGGGCAGGCTGGGCGGGTCAGGCCGTGGCTCATCAGAGCCGTACGCGGTGCCGTCCAGGTACTTGGACAGCATGAGCCCTGCCGCGTGGTGCATGTCGTCCGGCGGCCACGCCAGCCACTTGTCCCTGAGGTTCTCCATGCGGGCGAGCGCCAGTTCGGCCTCGCCCAGCTTGGCAGCGAGGCCGGCGGCTTCCTCGCGGATGGCCTTCAACTGGGCTCGGACGATGCTGTAGGCGTCCTCCCCTCTCCCGTCGAGGCGGTCGATGTAGGCGACCAGGTCTCTCGCGTACCGGCCTGCCACGCCGTTAGGGGAACACCAGAACCGGAAGTCCTCGTCGATGTAGCGGCGGATCTCGATCAGGCGGCGCTCGGCCTTTTCGGCACGTTCCCGCCAGTGGTCGCGGTCCTGCTCGGCTTCCTCGGCACGGGTGCGCTGCCTGGTCAACTCGGCGGCAACGGCCTTCTGGTAGCCCCTCTTCAGGACATCCCGGAGCTGTACGGAGTCGTCAGTCATGGGTCACCTTCTCCTCGGTGATCCACAGGCAGCCCTCGTCGTCGGGTTCCTCGTCGCGCTCGTGCACCGCCCACGTGCGTGCTCCCTTGGTCCCCAGAGCGGCATTGTTGACCGTCGTGGCCACGAGGTCGCCACCGAAGATGTCGTCGGTACGGAGGGCGTTCAAGGCTGCTTCGAGGCTGGCACCCACGGCCACGCGCTTACGCCCGTCCACGGGGTTACCGCTGAACCAGATCACTTCAGCGATGTAGACGGTGATGGGCTCAGACATCGTTCTCCTCACGTTGGGCGGCGTGCGTTTCGAGGCGGGCGATCACGTCGGCCAACCCTCGGTCCCGCATCGCCTGCTCGTAGCCCTCCTCGTAGCCTTCTCGGTGCGCCCGATTCAGGACCTGGCGGGCCACGTAAACGCGCTCTTGCAGGTCGTCATCTTTCAGGGTGACGAGTTGACGGATCTCGGCGGTGAAGTCAGGCACGGACGGCTCCCTGAATCGCCAGAAGCAAGGCGTCGGATGTCGGCAGCTCCCGCACCTCCGTCAGGTAGGTGCGTCTGCCCTCGGTGACACGGACTCGCCCCAGTGGAGCCCTGCCGTGCTGCTCCAGGTGGACGTGCCAGCCGAAGGCGGAGCCGGACCCGCAGGCGCTTCCGTCGCACTCAACGGTGAAAAGGCCCAGCGGGAGATCGTCAAGCAGCGTCTCAGGCACCAGGACCCACCGCCTCGAGCCCGGAGAAGCAGCGAGGGCACACCTTCCACGGCTCGTCATTGACGCCGCCGCGCCAGTCGCAGTCTCCTGTGTTGGTGCACACCTGTCGCAGGTCGTCGTAGTGCTCTTGGATCACATACCTCACGGGTCGCTCCTCTCGGGTAGGGCGGCACGGAGGCGGTTGAGCAGGTCCGGCTCCTCTGTGATGTACCGCCACGGGTCGTTCACCGCTTCCAGGACCTCGATGGCGGCGCGGAGGTCCTCAGCGGAGACGACGACCATGCCTGCGCCGGCCAACGCGTCCAGGTCTCGCTGCGCCTCCTTAAAGAACGTCTCCCGGGAGGCGGAGCCGTCACCCCAGCGTTCCTCAAACGCGGCGATACGAGCCTCAGCGATCACCTCAGCGGGGTTCATGGGCTCCTCCGATCAGGTGAGCTGCCGCCTTCAGGGTGTCTCTCATGCGCGGGTGGTAGACGAGTCCGTGGTCGGCAAGGAAGGCGTCGAAGCGGTCAGGGTCATAGCCGGGGCGCTTCGGGTCGACAAGGTCCAGCAGACGCTCAGCCGCCTGCCGGTGCTCGTGCTCGCCACCATCACGGGCTCCCCCGTTCTCGGTGGCGAGGACCTCGGCCGCCCACTCCAGACTCATCGCCCGATCGTGGCCTTGCCATAGGTCTGCGACGACGGTCGGTTCTCCTGCCGCGCGCCTCTCCTGCGGGAGCGCCCGCTCGGTAGCGGCACGGGCGCGGAGGTCGGCGATACAGCGGGCTCGCTCACCAACACAGGCCTGGGCGGCGAGGACAGGAGCAGCAGCCTCGACAGCCGCGCGGGCGAGGTCTTCGTCGTGCTCCATCCACGTCCCGTACTCCGGCTGGCCAGAGAACAGCATCCGCGAGATCGCTGACGCAGCGGCCTGGACGGCTTCCTCGGGAAGGTCAGGCACGGTCTGTCATCCCCTGCTCTGCCAGGGCCGTAGCGAGACGCCGTACCACGTCTCTGGGGGCGTCCCCAGCGTGCTTCATGAACGCCAGCGCGATCGCGATGTCGCCGGCCATCACGGTCACCATGTCGTCGTCGCCCGAGCGAAGCGAGATCGGAACCGCTCTCGCCGCCCAGTCACCAACCGTCTCGCCCTCCCGCCGCGTGGTGAACGTTCCGGGGTCGTTGATGGCTCGGCGGATCAGCACGTGCAGATCATCAGGCATCAGCCTTCTCCTTGATCGGGGTGATCGGGGTGATGGTGAACCGCCACACGACGGCGTGCGGGTCGATGCGGCGAACGTGCCCCTCCTGCTCGTCGCCGCATTGGGCGCAGCAGAACGTGGTGTGCCTGCCCATGCCGAAGAGATCAGCGGAGAGCACCTGCGTTGCTGGGTGGTTCGGGAAGTACTCGCAGGTGAGTGGATTCTCCTGATCAGCCACGGCTTACCTCGCCGAAGATCTCAGGGTGGGCGGCCTTCCAGTCCGTCCAGTGCTTGAACGTCTCGCCACCGACGGTGTAGATGCGGTCCATCACCTGCACCAGCGTCATCGGGCCTGCCCAGTTCGGACGGTCGTCAAGGTGCGTGCCGCGCAGGCGAGGGAAGACCGGCACCCACACCGGCCCGTACTGCCACGTCACCACCCGGTAGGACCAGTCACCGTCCGCCCACTTGTGGAAGATCCTGGTGGGATTGCCGCTGTCGATATCGAACGGCCGCTCGGCGAGCTTCGCCTTCCACGTCTCGTTGAACCAGTGCTCGCGATACTCGTCGATGAACGAGACGAGCTGCGCAGCCTCCCAGTCGGTGGGCCGCACCTCAGACTCCCGGTCGAACGACGCCGCGTACTTCCAGCGCGGAACGAAGCACGTCACCGGGATGCGGAGCTTGGTGAGCGGGTCATGCTGGTCGGCGTCGTACGGCCAGTCAGCGGTCTCACTCATCATCGCTGCCACCCTCCCGGTACATGCCGAGGTATTCGTCGTCCTCGCCCACAGTGCCGGCCAGCAGCCGCCGAACTAGGTCTGCCTCCCACGAGCCGGGCCGTCCTGCGGTGAGGTCGTAGGAGCCGTGAGGCTGGGAGGCGGCGACGGTGGCGAGGGTCGCGGCCAGCCAGCCGGGGAAGTCGCGTTCGAGCGCGACAGCGGCGCTCAGGGCGTCTACGGCGTTACGCCCGTACGGGGTGTCAGTGATCAAAGCCATCGGGGATCAGCCCTCCTCCGGCCCGTAGACGATCCGGTACTCGGTGAGGGCGTCAACGAGGACGGCCCGCATCCGCTCCTCCAGGCAGAGGCTCGGATCCCGCCGCCAGGAGGAGAGAGCGGACTGCAACAGCCAGTCGGGGACGGTTACGTCAGGCATCGGGATCAACCTTCCTCGGGGGCGGGTGGGCAGAGGAACGCCAGACGGTTGGCCATGTCCAGAGCGTTCGCGTAGGCGACCAGATCGGCGACGGTGCGGCCCAGTCGCGCCGCCGTGGAGCCGACAATGGTCGCGGTGTCGTCCTTCACGATCTCGGTGAGCTGGTCCAGGACCGCTCGGGCGTCACGAAGTTCGATCTCCAAGTTGCTTCTCGCCCGGGTTCGTTCGCTGTCGTAGCCGTGGCGGAGGAGACGGTCAGGGAACTGCTCGCTGGCCATGTTCGAGGGCTCCTCTTGTGGATCTGGTCTTGTAGATCTGCCGTTGTCGATCTGGTCTTGTGGATTACCGCCCTGTCTCGCCAGGTACCGGAGAGACAGGGCTGGATGGTCAGCGGTAGCGGATCTCTGCGAGGGCGGCATTTACCCGCTCCTCCAGGGCCAGGTCCTCAGGGCGCTCGTTGAGCCGGTAGCAGGCCAGCCTGACCCGTCCGGTGTTGCGCCCGTCCGGCTTGAGCCGCCAGTTGGCCGAGCCGCCGTCGAGGATCGCCTCGAACGTCTCGCTGGGGCTGGCGTGGTGCTTCTGGACCGCCTCGCCGATCACCTCGGCCACGTACGGCTTCTTCAGGTCGGAGAAGTACGGCAGCAGGGTTGCGATCACCTGCTTCGCGTAGTGGCCGAGCACGCCCTTGGGCGGTTCACCAGCGCCGTGGCAGCGGTTCCCGCCCGGGGCGAGCCAGGCGTTGCCGCCCTTGCTGCGGACGTGCATGCGTAACGTCCCGTCCGCCTTCAAGCTCACGTCGGTACGGTCGCAGGCCCGGCACCCCTGGTGCTTCTCTTCGCTCATCGGTCAGTCCTCCACAACTTCCCAGCCGCCGGACGTCATGGTGGCGACCCACTCGCTGTACAGCTCGTTGCCGAGCTTCTCTTGCTCGGCTTTGGTCATGGCGTCCCAGTCCTCGCGGGTCTCGCCCGTGTCGATGACGCTCTCGGTGTTGCTGCGCACCGAGGTGATCAGGCTGACGTTCACCTTCAGCTTCACGGTCTCTTCGTTGTCACTCACGGGGAACTCCTTGGTCGTTGAGGGGTTGGGTGTCCCGGTCCCCGGCAGGAGGTACCGGGGAGAGGGAGAGGTCAGGCGCTCTCGAACGCGCGGGTGATCTGCTCCCATTCGGCGCGGTCGGCGAGAATCAGCGTCTCGATCTCGCCATCCTCCAGCCACGGCAGGTGCGGGAAGGCGAGGGAGCGGCGCGATAGGTCCCGCATGAGGACGCTCGCCGCCCACTCCTCGCCACGCTCGCGCAGCAGCTTCTTCGACTGAGCGGCGGCGCACGGATCCACGAAACGACTCTTCGCTGCCTCCGCCTTCCCTTCGGCGGCGAGAACAGCGAGACGTTCGGGCGAGAGCGTGGTTCTCATCAGGTCTCCTACGTCAGGGGCGGTCAGTCGTCGTTCTGGCACTCACAGTCGGTCTCGCACACGTGCGGGTCCGGCTCCATCGGCGGAAAGTTGGCGGCGGCCTCACGCAACGCCTTGACGAGGCGTCCCGGGGCGGGGCCGGTGGCGCGGACGCTGAACACCCACTTGCCAGGCGTGTGGTCCACGAAGCGCCCCGCCTTCCGCAGGAACTCCGCCACCTCGGCCGCCAGTTCGGCACGCCGCCCCGGGTTGTCGTCGTTCCTGACCATCACCGTCACGGAGCCGAACTTCCGCCTGCCCGACACGTACACGCCGGGCAGGCGGCGGCCGGTGCCGATACCGACCCCGATGACGGGGTATCCGGCGTTGCGCAACTGGCGGGAGATGCCGGACGGGGAGACCGGCTTGGGCTGGGTGGTCATCGGTGCTCCTACGGCAGCGGCAGGGGCGGACAAGATCGGGGAGTGGCAGGGGCGGGCTGCTCGGGCTCGGACATGTTCAGGCTGTGCATCGAGCCGGGATGGTCGGCGGGGCGTGTGCAGCGGAAGGTCATTCCCCACGTCTCAGCGGTGGCGGTGCACCGGTTGTCGGAGTGCGGGGCGGTGGGAGCGGTCATCTCGGTCCTCCGTGGCGCTGGTCGCGGGATCTTCCGGTCGGGTTCAGGGAGAGGGGGGGTGAGCCCCGGTCTTCCCGGGGCTCTGAGGTCCTACTTGCGGAGCGCGTCCCGGGTCTCGCGGACCTGCCTCCAGAAGCGGTCCGCGTCCGCGTCGCTCATGTAGGAGGTGAAGTCCTCGATGTCGGCGTCGGTGGTGTTCGGGTCTGCGGCGAGGATCTGGGCGAAAGTCATCTTGTTCTCCCTGGCGTCCTGTTGTGTATCTACAGATTAACTCTCATGCTTGTAGATACGCAATACCTCTGAGAAGATTTCTGTAGATACACAGCGAAGGGACGCCATGAGCAGCGACGACCAGGTCACCAAGCCCCGCCCAATCCGGGTGCCTGAAGTCCTCTGGGAGGCATACGGCGAGGTGTGCAAGCAGCTCGGAACCAACCGAACCGCCGACCTGCTCGACCACATGCGACGGCAGATCAACCGCCATGGAGGCGAGGCCCAGCTGGACAAGCTCGCGGCAGCCGAGCAGGAGCTGGCAGAGCGCCGCGCCCGCATGCACCCTGGACGCCCCCGAAAGCAGCACGCCGGCGAACCCGAGACCGCCGCCGAGTAGCCGTTCACCGGCCTTCCCCAGACTGGTCGGCGGGCTCGTCCGCGTCGATGCCGAGTTCGTCGCGGAGGCGTCGCAACCGCTCGTACGACCAGTGGCGGAGCTGCGTGGCACCGACCAGTTCCTGCATCTCCTTGGTGCCGTTGCGGTGCACGGCGAGGAGGATCCGCAGCCATGCCACGTCCACCCACTCCGTCGTGGAGTGGGTGGAGCAGCGGGGGCGGCCTGACCGTTCAGGGCCGGTGGCGGGCGGGCAGCCGACCTCGATCAGCGGGTACGAGTACCGGCCGATCAGCAGATCACACTCTGCGTGGCCGTCGATGCCTGCAGCGATATCCGAGACGGCCGCCTCGGGTCGGTGGTACTCGACCTCGGAGAGGATGATGGCCGGGTCGTGGGAGAGGCAGAGGACGCGGTAGACGCTGCTCACTGGGCAGCCTCGATGTCCTGGACGGGCTGGTAGCCAGCGGCGAACTCGGACACCCACACATGGCGAAGGGCCATCGTGTCGCCCATCGGCTCCTCAGCGATCCAGTCGCCGACAGGGACCTCCATCCGGTGCCACTCAGTCATCCAGATCTGCACCAGCGACGGCTCGTGGCTGGTGAAGGTCGTCCTCGATCTGAACGAGCCGACGAGGGCGAGCACCTCATCGCGGTTGTCTCCCGTCCACTGGACGGCCTCGACCTCGATCGTCTTGCGGTAGCGGGCCATCAGCGGGACACCTCGCTGTCCTGCTCGGCCCGCCTCTTGGCGATCGCCTCCCGGGTGACCTCCTCAGCTCTCGCAGCCATCCGCTCGGGCATGTGACGCAGGTCGTCCACGGAGAACTTGTCCTGGTCGTTCTCCGGCGCGGAGACCATCACCTCGGGCGGGAGCGCGCCCTCACGCCAGCCATACGCCGCCCTCCGGCAGATCACGGCCGCGTCCGTCTCGGCGTAACGGCCTGCGGCCCACACGTCGTGCGTGTAGCCCCGCCTTGCGGGCCCCCACCAGGCGTCGTGCTCGTTGGACCACACCAGCCAGACCTTCACGGGCGGCTCGTTGATGCCTCGCATCGTTCGGATCTCCTATCGAACATTGATCTTGAAGCTGCATATTTCGATCTTGCTGGGAACTGGAGTTCGCCTCGCGGGGCTGTAGGTACCCCAGAGCCCCGCGAGACGGGGCGGGCGCTACACGGAGACCTGAGACGCGTCTTCTCGCGCCGTAGGGGCCTCTGAGGCGCGAGCGCGGGCATCTCCGTCCGAGCCGTCCCCCGCCGAAGCGCAAAGGACCGCCAGATCAAACTCTCCGGCTCGGACGCCCGCCAGGAACGCCTCCCACTCAAGGCGGCTGTAGAGCAGCACCGGGCCGTCCGGCTCCTTCGAGTCCCGTAACGCCACCAAGCCCTCGACCTCCGCCACCTCCACACACGCGGTAGCGCCGTTGCAGAAGCTGGACCTACGCCACATCGGTGGCCTCCTCGTCGATCGTCTGAACGGGGGCGTCCTCGCGTCGCGGGTCCGTCTCGACGACGGCCGCCGCCTCCATCAGGGCGAGCGTCTTCAAGTACCAGTCCCGGCGGGTCACGACGCGGTCCCTTCGGCGAACAGCAGCCGGGCAGCCTCCAGCGGAGACAAGCCCGCAGCAACCAGATCGGCGAGCCGCACACGCTCGGACTCGGCTTCGTCGGCCACCTCTTCGGCAGTCTCCGCCCAGTCGGTTTTCGGCAGGACCTCCACGCGCCTGGCGGGCGCAGGAGGAGACGTCTCGACCAACGGGCCAGTCCAGCGAGGCCGCCACACCAGCTCGTAGAAGATGTCATCCACGCGGCTCACCGGGAGGTTCCGTTCAGGACACGAGCCACAGCCATCCCGCCCGCAAAGCAGGAGCACCGGTCCTCACCCACATCGAGCAGGACACCTCCGCAGCCGCCGTCATGGACGAGGAGCGTGCCGTGATCGACATGGCAGCCGTCACCGCATGCGGGGCACTCCGGCTGGTCGCAGATGACCTCCTTGTCGAAGACCTCCGCCACCTGCTCCAGCCAGGAAGCGAGAGGCTCACGGGCGTTGATCAGCGTCGCCACCAAGCGGGCCAGCACCCGGTCCTTCACGTCGAACAGGACACAGTTGCGGCAGGTCACCGCCGACTCCTCGTGGACGCTGCCGCACAGCACCACAATCGCGGTCTGCGGAAGCACCTCAGCGACCACATGCGACAACAGGTGCTCGCGCGCTCTCGCCGCCGCCTCTCGCAGTTCGGACGCGATCGTTTTCTCGGTGGTGTCAGCCATGGTCGCCTCGCTCCGGGAGGTTGGTCAGCGCGAAGTTCGCAGCGCGGCGGATCCGATCCTCCATGCCGTCCAGTTCGCGGCGGTGCCGCTGGAGCGCGACGTGATCGGGCGTAAACTCAGCGACGGCCGCCACCCACTCCTCCACGCCCACGAAACGCTCGTCCCTGCGGGACGCGTACCGCGTGATCTGCATCCCCATCGCAGCCTCGATCTTGTCCAACAGTTCCAGGCGCTCCTGGGTCTCGTAGTCGAGTCGGGAAGAGCCGATCTCCTGCCGGATCTTCTGCTCCTGCTCGTAGAGGGCGTTGCGGTGCTCCTGCTTGATCTGCCAGATCTCACCGGCGCGGATGTTGTCGGCCCGCCGCACCAGTTCGGTCATCAGCGCCAGCGTCAGCTTCGGCTGGCGCTCGGCGGGTTTCACCACCACCTTGAAGCGGCGATGGTTCGCTGACGTGGGCGGCACCATCAGGCCCCAGCCGGTCGGCAGTTCGGACGGCTGGATCATGTTCGGCGGGGCGACGATCCAAAAGCGGCTGGAGTGCTCCCACCAGGCTTCCGCCTTCGCTGGGTCGTCGAGTTCGCGCAGCCAGTCCGCGCGGCTGACCTTCAGCTCGTGCACGTCGATGCCGTACCCCCTGCTCGACCACAGTCCGACCCGTACGAGATCGGCGCGGCGGCTGGAGCCAGGGGCGGCCACTTCAGGGATGAGTACCTCACCGTCCTGGTCGGTGCCGGGCTTGCGGTAGTGGGCGAGCAGCGCGTCCATGAGCTGCCGTGTGGTGGTGTCGCTCATCGGGAGACCACTTCCTCGGAAGCTTCGACGGGCTCGATGTGGGTGAGGGCGATACCGCCCGACCGGCCTTCGACCGACACCACGGCAGCACCGTGGCCGAGCGTCCACGCTGGCGTCCGGGTACGGGTCACCAGCGGCTCGTCGTCGCGGGCGCCTGGCCATGCCAGGACCGGCGTGCCGACCGGGTGAACCGTGTTCCAGGCGACGGCGGCGTTCTTGTACCAGCGCCACGGCTTGGACGCCTTCTCTGGCGAGGACACATGCTTGCGAGGACCGTTCGACCGGCAGAGGCCCGTGCGGTGGGGCGGGAGGCCGCACACGTCCCCGTGCTCGCTCACCGCTCCGCACACGTCTACGGGACTCATCGCGAGGCCACCTCCTGCCCTGTCCCGTTGACGACCCGGGCGAGCACCAGCGCGGTCGTCCACGCGAAGCTGCCCTCTCCCCGGTGGTCGACCACCATCCGCCGCCACTGCGGAACATGCTCGGGAAAATCCTGCTCTTCGGCGTCCTCGCACTCCATCTCGAACGCGAGGTGGTCCAGCAGTTCAGCGACGAGTTCGCCGTTCGGGTGGCCCTTGTCGGTGCGGATCTTGACGGCAGCGGCTCGGACTTCGGCTTCCACGGACAGCGCGGTCTCGGTGCTCATCGGGCGAACACCTCGCCCCCGAACTCAGCAGCGGCCTTGCACGGCCACCGCGTCACCGAGCCCTCGTCCCAGCAGACGTTGCACACCCACGCCTTCGGGATGCAGTCGCCCAGCCAGTGCGGGGTGTGGAAGCGGGCCGGAAGCTTCTGCCGCTCCTCCAGCGTCTCAGGAAGCTCCTCCAGGCACGGCTTGTCGGGAGCCTCCAGCAGGATCGCCTTCACCGGCTCGGCGTAGGCGTATCGGAAGGCGCGCTCCACCTGCCGGATCGCCTCGGTGTAGTCCTTCGGGCCCTTACGCTCACCCTCAGGCTTGATCGGCTCGATCAGAAGCGTCAGCCGCTCCTCGGCCTGCTGCGCCAGCGCCTCCTCGAAGTCCTCCTGGCAGGCGAGCACCGGCCGGAAGCGGCCGTCCGGCCACGACAGGCGAGCGACCGCCGGGGTGGGCTCGTCGTGGTCCTCGTTGCCGCACGGGACGCGGATCTCGGTCTTGGTGTCACTCATGGCTTACGGGCCTCCTCAGGCTCGGTGAGTGTCGGGACGGGGACGGGAGAGGCGGGCTCGCCGACGTCGGTTTCGGGGTAGCGGCCGAGCACCTGCCGCATCGCGTTCAGCGCCGCCTGCGCCTCCTGGAGGTCCTCGTACTCGCCCGGGTCCACGATCACGGCCGCCAGACCTCGATCGTCTGGGCGGGCGATGTAGCGGGCGATCCGCCGGCCGGTACACCACCTGCCGTTGTCGTCACCTGACAGGAACTGGCGGAGCGCCTCCTGCGCGTCGTCGTGACCGAACGCGATGCACGTCATTGCGGGTTCTCCCTCGGGCCGTCGTGAACGTCCTGGTCAGAGTCGGGCGCCTCGTCTTCGTCGTCCAGGCCGAGCGCCACCAGAGAGTCGATGACCCTCTCGATCGCCCGCCGGTCCATCCCGGTCGTAGGCGGCTTCGGCGGGACAGGGCGCAGCCGCTCCGCTTCCAGCGACCACAGGCGGGCTTCCAACTCCGGGTTCACGGCACCTCCTCGCCTGCCATGGCTCGCCGGGCGAGTTCGGCGCCGCGGTGGGCGATCTCCGGGCGGGGCGGAGGGCCGATCTGCTGCTGCCACGGTCGCGCAGGCCGGGCCGCGGTCGGCCGCCAGCCCTGCCCGCGGAGCGCGGTCATGAACTCACCAGCGAACAGTTCGGCGTCGGGGCGTTCAGCGAGGGCTTCCCGCTCCCGGACCCTGTGCGCCAGGGCAGCGACAGCAGCCCTTGTCGCCTCGTCCAGGTCGCGTAGGTCGGCGGTGGTCACGGCACCTCACCCCGACACCCGGTGCTCGTCGTCGCCGACGCCAGCGGCCTTCAGCCGGGCCTCGTGCGCCGGAGCAGTCAGCCTGCGGCCATCCGCGTCTACGCACACAGCGCCGGGCACCGCCCGGCATGGCGGCCATGGGCACGACACGCGGATCGCAGCGACGCGAAGCGGGTCGTGGTCGACACCTCGGATCTCGAGGTACTCCGTGGACGGCTCCACCTTGGCCGTGATCTGCCTGGGCAGCGCGAACCCGCGGGCCATCTTCGCCAGCGCGGCCTGGAACGCCGCCCTGTAGTCGCGGGGCCTGTCAGCCAATTCGGCAGGGGGCGCCGGAACGGGCTCACGCGCCAGCCTCGCCGCCCTGATGTCCTTTACGCCCTTGCGGACATGGGCGGGCATCAGCCACTCCGTCGTCAGCGTGTAGTGCGCGATCACCGCGTCCTGGGCGTCGAGATAGTCCAGGTCCTTCACGGCGGCGTGCCAGGCGACCACGTCAGCCTCACCGACCTTGCGCCGGTCGTATGCCGCAGCGGTCGTGAGCAGGTCGATCACCTCTTCGGGAGTCATTGCGCAATCTCTCCTTGGATCGTTGGGGGCATGCCGGAGCGGAAGCGCTCCTTGAGGCTTTGGGCCTGGGCGACGCGCTCGTCAGTCGTAGAGCGCTGACTAGGGGCTTGCGACCGGCGGCCAACCTGGTTCTTTGCCTGGAGGCGCAGGCGGTCGTACTGGTCGCGCAGGGTCGGCATGCTGAGGATGTTGGAGCGCCAGAACTCGTCGTTCTGGCACCAGTCGATGGCGAGGTGGATCTGCTCCTCGGTCCGCCCGTCTTTGTCGAGCATCAGGCGGGCGGCGTTCCTCCAGCGCTTTCCGACGGTGGGGGGCTTGGACCCGTTCGCCACGATGCGATCAGCCAGGTGCCTGCACAGGCGCTCGACGTCCTCGCGTGACGGTTCGGCTTCTTCCTCGTCTTCGGCGCTGCCGTCGGCTTCGGACGTTTCCTGAGAAGTCGCAGACTTCTCAGCTCCAATTTCCGACGCTCCATCTACATCTCCTTCTCCCTCCGTACGGAGAGGAGTAGGAGTAGGAGTGTTCGTGAACGAGTTCCGCTCAACGGCTCCGTGAGTCCTCAGTGAGTCCTCAGTGATTGCCATTTGACCTGCGGCAATGAGGGCTGCGTCGGAGATTTGCTCGGAAACTTCCCACATGGCGCCCAGGTCGGCGCAGTCCAGTGCCCGCCCAATGCTGCGCGCGGTCCGAATGACATCTTCGTTACTGCTCACTGAGTCCTCAGTGAGCCCTCCGTGGGTCACCTTCGGGCACTCAGGGAGTTTGCTCGCCACGGGACGGTTCGGCTTCTGGTGCTCCGCGAAATTCACGATGTGCAGGTACTGCTTGCCGCCGCTCTCGTATCGACAGATCAGGTGTGCCGCCTCCAGTTCGTCGAGGAAGGCTGCCACCTCCCGCGGCGTGACGTCGTCGTCCAGCGGCCAAACGGCGGCTTTTATGAGTCGCACTTCGGCCCGGCCGCGTCCCTCGTCGTCGGCGTAAGTCCACAAGCCGGCAAAGTTCCAGCGTGCATGTACGGAGACCTCGGTGAGGGTCTCCGAACTGAACGCTTCCGGCTTGAGCGTGCGCATCCGTGGCAAGGTGTTGCTCCAGGTGGATCAGTAGGGATTGGTTGAACTGCGGAGCAGGCCCTGTCTTCGACGACTAGGCATGGGGCACCGTCGCACCAAGCGTGTGACTGACCGCGATTTCGAGCACCTCATCAGGGCACTCGTAGGCAGAAGTTCGGCGATGTCCTTTGCAGGCGGCATCCCACTCGGCGGTCGCCTTCACCAACGCAAGGGATCCTTCGTCGCCAGGAAGGCGTTGCAGCCATGCCAGGAGCGCTTCTTTGTCGCGGCCGAACTCCTCGATAACAAACCGCCCCTTGCTAGCAGCAGCCGTGATCAATTCGCGTTCGGACGGCCAGCGGTCGCCGATGTCCCGTCGAGCGGCCCAGAGCAGCTTGACTCGCTCTGGAGGGGTGAAGCCGGCGAGATAGGCGTGAGCAATGATCGCGTCGGCCTCCTCCTCGGACGTTCCACGATCGGCACCTGCCGGGGGGAGGAACACCGCGAGTTCAGGCTTGCGGGCTTCTCCTGCAGCTTCGCAAGCAGCGAGGATGTCTTCGGCCTTTCGGCCGGTCGCTACGGCGGTGGTGAACGACACCAGCCAGGCGCCACTCTCCAACGGGTGGGGAAGGTTCCGGCCGAAGCCCGAATACCACCTGACGGCAGAAGCGATCTCTAAGTCGTGCACCCACTCCGCCAGTTCTTCCTCGTCGCCTTCTTCGGCCGCGAGTGCGCGAGCAGCGATGGCGGCGTCCAGGTCGGCCTGAGGAACGTCCTCGACAACGGCGGACTCCAAGGCGATATCGCTCTTGCCTGAGTTGCAGTCCTCGCATGCCGTGATCAGGTTCGTGGGTACATCTCGGCCGCCATCGGACCTGGGGGTCATGTGATCGACTTCAAGGACCGCCCCATCCTTTGCCGCCAGTCCGCAGTAGCGGCAGGCGAAGTTGTCGCGGCGGAAGATCTGGAACCTGAGACGCTTACCGACGGCCATCGGCACTCCTGGGGTCACTGGGGCAACGCCCGACCCGTCCACTATATGCCACACACTTGTTGGCATACATGTTTGAGGCTTCACGGCTTGGGGCCTCTGATATATTGGCCTCATTAGAGGTGCGACCATGGAAAGGTGTCCGACCCCATGACCGGCATCCGAACCGCGAACGCCGCACTTGAGGAAGCCAAGGCCCGCGCCAAGCAGCTCATCGCCGACGCGCAAGCCGAGCTTGGGCGAGAGATCCTCCTGGCCCGCGCTGGGGGCGTTGAGCAGAAGGACATCGCCACCGAGTTGAAGATCACTCGCGAGCAGGTCCGGCGCTTCCAGGTGGCCGCCCGAAACGCCGGCATCGCGCCTTCCGAGTCCTCCGACTCCTGAGCTGCTGGCTACCCGAGCCCCAGAAGTCATGACGCCTCCCGGCGGACACCCTTGGGCTTCTCGTTGGGGTCGTCGATGTCGTCCCACGCCAGCGGTGACAGCCACCCGTTACGGGCAGCGCGACGGCAGGCCAGCTTGGCGCCGCGCGAGGGCGGGGCCGGCGTCCTCGACAACTCCCGATACAGGTCGCGGACCGCGCGGGCCGTCTCGGCGAACACGCGCGGGTTGCGCAGCACCTTGTAGTAGTTGTTGACCGTGCGTCCCAGCAGGGCGCACTGGGCGCTCAGCGAATACCCGATGGCGACGAGCGCCTGAACGCGGCGGCGGGTGCCCGTGGCGTCGATCAGCACCCGGTCCGGGATCGCGTCGAGGTCGAACGAGACCGCCAGGAGTGAGCGGGCGTTGATGTCGAGCGGGCCGCGCACATGCTGCTCGTTGAGCACCTGCAGCACGCACTCGGCGTGGACGCCCGCCAGGTCCGCGATCGCCGTGGGGCTGAGCCCGCGGGCCATCAGCCCGGCCACGTGCGCACGGACGAACCCGGCATCGCCGTACGCCGTCCACCGCCCGTACGCCATGAGGCGGCGCCGGTTGACGTCGTAACGGCTCTTGGCCGCCCTGCACGGCGTACAGCGGCAGCGGTAGGCGTTGTAGCGGCGGATCGTGCCGTGACGGACCTCGCCCATCACGCCGCCCCGGCCTGCTGGCGCGGCTGGACCGCGAGCAGCTTGTCGGCGTTGGCAGGCCTGATCCGGCTGGAGCGGCGGCGCCCCTGCGAGGGGACGCCGTAGATGAGGGCGTCCACGACACCCTTCGACACGCCCGCCGCGATGGCGATCTGCCGCAGGCTCATCCCGGCGTCCCTGAGCGTCTGCACGTGCCTGCGGACCTTCTCCGCCTCCGCGTCCGGGCGATGGTCACCCGTCTTGACAGCGAGCCGGTAGACGTTCTGCGCGCGGGCGTGCGCCGCGGTGCAGCGCGGGCAGCGGCAACCGCCAGACCGGTAGCGGTGGGCGCTGCCGTGCGGGTGCTCGGCCATCACACCACCGCCGTCTCAGCGCGGGCACGACGCTGAAGGCTTCGCTTGAGGGACTTGCGTTCCTCCTCCGTCTTGCCGCCCCAAATACCGGTTTCGCCCATGGTCAGCGCCCAATCCAGGCACGCCGCGACGACTGAACACGACCCGCAGACCTGCTTGGCCTCCGCTGCCTGAATGAGTGCATAACCGGTGTTCCCGACCGGGAAGAACGTCTCTGCGTCCATGTCGCGGCAGGCAGCCCGCTGGCGCCAGCCGCTGCCGTTGCCGGTCTTCTCTGGGATCCGGGCGCTAGGCACGAGTCTCCTCCTCTTTGGTGCTTGCACGGGTACCGACGTCGGTGTAGTCGCGCATCATCCGAACCAGCTCGGACAGTTCCGGGGGCGCCGACGCGTCGGCTGCGGCCTTCTCCCAGCAGCCGGGGTGTGGGGCGATGCGGTCCAGCCACCGGTAGAAGCGGTCCAGGGCTAGGTCGTCCATGCGGGCCTGCGCCGCATCAGGAGTCAGGTCAGGACGCATCGGCCACCTCGATCAAATCGAAGAGTCCGGGCATGTCGGCCTTCCGCTCTTGCGCCTGGAGATACTTGATGCCGTCGAGGAAGTAGCTGGTGTTGAGTTCCGCGGCTCGGCCGCGCCGACCAAGATGGAGCGCCCGAACGGGCACCGTGAACAGACCTCCGAACGGGTCATAAACGAGCTCGTCCGGGTTGCTGAACCGGGTGATGAGCCGGTCCACGATGTCCCACTGGAGAGGGCATACGTGGAGCTGCTGGCGCCGCCTGGACTGCTCGGTGTTGAGCGTGAGCATCCGGTTGACGTCGTGCCAGACCTCCGGGTGGTGCGAGCCAGGGGCGAGGCTCATGAACGTCGCTGGGAGCGCGCCCCGCCCCTCCAACGCCTCGCCGATGCGGACGTGCGCCTCGTAGTCGTACACCTGGCGCAGCGTGTTCTCCGTGAACAGCCGTGACATCTGGTCGGGCGGGAGCGCCGCCAACTCCTCCGGGGTGAGCGGCCGGTTACCGGACGACCTCCAGAAGGCGTGCGCGTCCACCTGCCACCGGGCCCGCGTGTAAGAGGCCTTATCCTTCACAACGGGGACATCGGCGTAGCCGCGGCTACGGTCGGTCTGCGGCTTGTGGAACAGCAGGATGTACTCGGGGGACCCGGCGCCCATCTTGGTGCCGTCCTTGCACTGCTCAGACCAGCCGAGCCTGTACGTCTGGTTGTTCTCTCGGACCACGTCCGTCACCACCGTGATCATGCCCATGTAGTCGAACCCATGGCGGCGGCCATGCATCAGTGCCTCGGCATGGAAGGGGGAGACGGTGGGCACGCCGGCGCCGGTCACCGCTCCGAACAGAATGCGGTCCTTGACGTGACAGGCGTAGACCCGGCCTGGCCGCAACACCCGCAACAGCTCGGGCGTCAGGAAGTCCATCTGGGCCCAGAAGTGATCGTTGTTGTCGGTGTGCCCGAAGTCGTTGTAGCTCGGCGTGTACTCGTAGTGGTTCGAAAACGGGATGCTCGTGACGATCAGGTCGACGCTGTCGGCCTCCATCGCCTGCGTCTCCAGCACACAGTCGTTGTTGGCCACCAGCCAGCCGTTGCCGCTCGCCTCGATCCGCTCCACTCCCATGGAGCGGACAAGCTCGGCGGCGATGCTGGCACTCGACAGGCCGTGCTCGCGAATGATGTCGCTCATGGTCGAGGTCAGTTCCTTGTGTCGGGCCCACTTCTCCTGCAAGGTGCGGACGACCTCACGCTCGGACTCGGCATGGATGATGTGCGCGTAGCAGGTGCGGGTCTGTCCGTAGCGCTGGATGCGGTGGACGGCCTGAATCAGGTCGTTGAACTTGTAGGTGACGCCGACGAACACGGCCGTGCAGCACTGCTGCAGGTTCATGCCCTGGCCGAGCATCACCGGCTTGCCGATCAAGGCGTATGTCTCCCGGTCGCGCCACTGCTGCAGCCGTCTCTCGGCCTCCTCCAGCGGGAGAGACCCGTGAACGGAGGAGTAGGTCAGGCCTGCGGCGGCGAGAGCGCGCTCGATGGCGTCCTGTTCGGCGTTCAGGTCGCACCAGATGATGATCTGGTCACCCGGGTGGTCGGCGACGTGGGCGCCCACGATGGACATGAGCTGGTCGATCCGGGCCGGGAGCGTGTCCCTCTTCTCCCGCGCCACATCCTCGACACCAAGCGCGCCACCGCGGAACAACGCGGCCTGTCCGTCCCGGTCGACCGGCGCGTCAGAGTGATCCACCGCCACCTCGTGGTGCCGGACCTCGATCGGCGGCAAGTCATATCCGGTGTCGTCGTAGCCGAGATCGGAAGGACTCTGTAGGAACACCGCCCACGTGTTGAGCCACAGCCAGAACTCGCGCTCTTTGTGCGGGTACAAGGTCAGGTTGTTCGCCTTGGTCGAGTCGCGCTGAAAGAAGCGCGTCAAGGCCTGCCCGGTGTCCATGACCCCGAGGAACCCGGCGTAGTGGATGAGCTCCTTGTACCGGTTCGGCGCCGGCGTGGCGGTCGCCAGAAACCGGTAAGGGACATCGCCGAACAGGGACAGAAACGTCTGGTACGTCTTGGAGCCGAACGAGCGCAGCACCGACGCCTCGTCCAAGCTGACGGCGTCGAACAGGTTCGGGTCAAGCTTCCCGTCCCGCACGCTCTCGTAGTTCGTGACGTACAGGCCCGGCCCGTTCACCTGGCCGGAGGCGCGGACGAACGTCACGGTGAGGCCGAGCATCGCGGCGTCCCGGATGAACTCGCCTCGCACACCGAGCGGGCAGACGATGAGGGCGCGTGCGCCACCGGAGTGGGCGAGCGTGAGGCGCAGGATTTCCAACTGCATCACGGACTTGCCGAGTCCGAATGCGGCGAACACCGCCCGCCTGCCACCTCGGACCGCCCACACCACAATGTCCCGCTGGTGAGGCTTCAAGATTGGGTGCACCTCGACAGGCTCCGTGGTGAACCCGGCAGGCTCGGCGAGCGAGGCCTTGCCCGCGAGGAAGTCGGTGTACGACTGGCTAGGCATCATTCGCCTCCGTTCGGGATCGTTCCGAGCTGTTCCGAACCGTTCTGGAAACGTCCGGAGACTCGGCGAGGCGGGCCACGACGTAGCGGCGGACCTTTCCGTCTCCGCCCTTGCGGGCGGGCTGTGTGCCGCTGTCGGTGGCGATCTCGGCGCCCGTCTCGCGAAGAATGCGGTCAGCGCCGTCAACGGCCGCCTGAGAGCCGATCAGGCGGATCTCCGTCCACTCGGTGAAGGTGGGCCGCGGCATCAGATCGTCCCCCACTGGCCGAAGTCCGGCAGGACCCGAACACCGTCCGCTCTCCCCCACAGGTGGAGGGCGAAGTTGTGGATGTTGACGTGCCGGTCCTGCGGCGGGAACACCTGGTACGCCTCCCGCTCGGGGCCGAACACTCCCGCCTTCACCACCGTCAGCTCGTCGTAGGTGGGCATCCGGTCCCGCCACGAGATGGAGGCGTGCAACCACTCGGTGTCGTCGAGCGGTCCTTGGGTGACGATCACCTTCCCCGCTGGCGTTCCCGAGAGGTCCCGCAGCAGGAGGACCACGCCGCACGGGCCGAACGGCTCTGGAGGCGTCGGCCTCATCCCGGCCTGCTTCAGGGCGCGGAACAGGTGCGTCGGGTCGCAGTCGAGTTGGACGAGGTGCAGCATCACAGCGCCTCCTCGGGAGAGTCCTGTACGGGAAAAGCAGGGACGATGTGACGGGCCAGGAACGGCTTGTCCTCCTCCGGGCACACCGCCGGCGTCTCCCCGGCGCTCACGGCCCTCTGGCGGTCGAGCAGCCGCTGCCCCACCGCTGCGGGGATGTCCGGGTCGCGGAGGACCGCCCACACGTCGATCAGGGGATAGTCAGGCATCTGCCGCGCCCTTTTGGAGCACGTCCGCCACCGTGTGGCCGTTGACCGTCTGGACCTTGGCGGCCTTCACCGCGATCCGCTTCGCGGTGTCCAGGTCGAACCGGTGCGTGGCCAGCCAGTCGTCCTCCCGCGACGACGGGCGCGGCTCGTAGTCCTTGCGGCCGTCCGCGTCGAGAGCGAAAGGCCCGTCGAGAACCGCCCACAAACCGCGCCCCCGATACTCGACGGAGATCGTGAAGTGCGGGGCGTCGATATGGCCTTCGGGCAGGCAGCAGAACTCGTAGCGGGTGACTCGCATCTCAGGCTCGGGGATGGTCACAGCAGCGGCCCTCCTTCCTCGGTCTTGGGCGGGTCGATGTCGAACAGGGGCTCTGTCTCCGGCTCCTCCACTGGGGCCGGAGAGCGGTGCACGCACACCAGGCGGTGCTCGTCGTACTCGCCGCGCTCCACGGCCTTCTCGCAGCACTCAGGGAGCACCTAGGCCACCTCCTCGAACAGGGAGGGCTGGTAGGCGACCGACTGGATCGCCGACGCAGTGGACTCGCCTCTCATTGCCGCGGCGACGCGCTCGCCCAGCCAACGGGCGATGCCGACCGGGACGGCGTTGCCGATCTGCTTCTTGACCTGCTTGCCGTCGCCGACGAACTCGTACGAGTCCGGGAAGCCCTGAGCGCGGGCGCACTCGCGGTTGGTCAGCAGCCGATGCCAAGCCCGCCCTTCACGAACGGTGGCGACGGCGTGGTGGTTGCCTCCCGCGGTGACGCAGGCGATCGGATGCCGATCGGCGCGCTTGGCCTTGGCGTTGCGCCGGTACGTCACCAGGTGCGGCACGTCCTCGTCGCGGATCTGGGCGATCTGCGGCGACACGTACAGCGGGCGAGTGACGAGCTTGCCCGGGTCGTCGTCGAGGATCGCGGACGCCGGCACGCGCGCCATGCCGGGCGGGGTCAGGTCCACAGCCAAACCGTTGCGGGTGGCGACGATGAACAGCCGGATCCGGTGCTGGGCGTGCCCGTAGTCGGCGGCGTCGAGCAACAGCGGCGTGATCCGGTCGTAACCGAGCGACCGCAGCCCGTCCAGCCACCAGCCGTACAACGTCCAGTCCTGGAACTCCGGCACGTTCTCCACCAGGACCACCGGGTACTTGTGGACCTCGGCCGCGGCGATGACCGCGAAAGCCGTGGCCCGGTCGATCGCCCCGGCGTCCTCGCGCAACTTCTCCACCTCAGCCGGCGGACGACGCCGGCCGCCCGAGCGGGCATGCCACACGCAGCTCGGAGACGCCCACAGCACGTCGGTGGCAGGGAAGGTCCGCCAGTCCACCTCCGACAGGTTCGCGATCCGGTGCTCGGTGTCCGGGTGGTTGAGCTGGTGTGTGGCCACCGGGATGCGCTCGTGGTTCGCGGCGATCGCCACGAAGTAGCCAGCCTGCGCCAGCCCTTCGGAAGAGCCGCCGCCACCAGCGAACAAGTCAGTGGCCTCCAGCACGGTCATCGTCGGCCTCCTCCCACACGTCGTAGAGATCGGCGACCGGCTCCCTCTTCTGCGCCCAGGAGTGGATCCAGGCCAGCAGTAGGGATCCGGCGGTGAGGTAGGAGCCGAAGAGGATCAGGGCGCAGCCGAGCAGCGTCAGGGCGGTCACCGGTCGCCTCCGCGCTGCTCCTGGCGGCGAACCTCGTCCTCCATGTGCTGGCGCAGGATCTTCGTCAGGCGGGTCGGCGGCTGGACGTCACGACCCTGCTCGTCAGTGCGCGGCTTCGGCGTGAGCGCCTTACGGATCTTCTTCAGCGGGTTAGCCACGACGACCACGCCCCCGCCCGCGGGACCGTCCGCCACCGTCGCGCAGGAGGTGATCCACCGGCACGCGCTGGGACGCCTCTCGGGTGTCCGCTGCCCGACGCCGGTCACCCCGGTAGGTGATGGTGGCGACCACACCCGCCATCGCGCCGAACACAGCCGCCACGTAGACGGCCACGACAGCCTGCCCAACGGCGATCACGGAGCCACCTCCTCGGAGGCGACATCACCCAGGACAGCAGCAGCGCCTGCGGCGTCACCAGCAGCAGCGAGGCGCATCGCCTGCTCCACCGCAACGCCGACCTTGGCCAAAGCGCCAGCCAGGTGCTTGGCGGACTCGCGGGCCTGGTCCCGCTCGGCGGCGAGCTGGCGCAGACGGTCCGTGAATGCTGTGGAGCCGCGCTGGAGTTCAGTCCCGAGCAGCTCTACAGCGGCTCTCAGACGGTCCACCTCGGCAGCTGGGGTGACCAAGTCCATCGCGTTCAGCCACGGGTCGTTACCGGAGGAGTGCTCGCCGATCACCTCGAGGGGAGCGACCTTCTCGGCGAACTTGTCGAGGAGCGCATGCAGGTTGTCCCGCTCGTCGATGAGTTGGCCTGTGGTGTGCTCGTCCCGCTTGGCGTCCGCCTCAAGACGGCGCACCTGAGCCTTGAGGCGGTCCACCTCCTGCTTCCAGTCGGCGTCCGCAATCTCGTTGAGACGGTCGATCGAGTTGACGTAGGCGTTGAGGCGGTCCACCTCGGAGAGGAGGCCCACACGGACCTGCTCCAGCAGGTGCACCTCAGCGTGGTACGGGAGCGCCCGGATCTCCGTGAGGCGCTCGACGGACAGCGGCGGCGTGTTCCGGTCTAGGGAGGTCACGGCTGCCGCTCCTGCTCTGCCTGAGCGGCCTCAGCGAGGGCGAGAAGAGCAGGCAGGGCGTTGACCGCCTCGACGATGAGTTCGGCCATGTGCCGCCGCTCGTCGTCGTCCTCGTCCTCCCCCTCGTCCCACGTGTCCAGATCCCAGTCGGCGATCAGGTCGTTGCGCTGGTACGAGCCGGGGGTGCGGTAGCCCTCGATGTCGCCGTCCTCGCCCCGGGTGACGTGCGTGAGAGCGGACTCGCGCCAGATTCGCATGTCGCCCTCGCAGTCCGACAGGAACCACGGGAGGCCCCCGACAGACGTCAGGAGGTCCTTCAGGTGGGCGACCTTCTCGGGGGTGATCGGCTCAGACATCGGAGGCACCGCCGTTCTGCTCGGCGAGGATCGCGTCCACGAGCCGCCGGCCCACGTTGTCCGACCGGTCGCCCTCGCTGTGCTTGTCGGCGAGGAGCTGGTGGAGGACATCGTCCGGGACGGCCACGTGGTGCGGTTCGAGCGCCTCAGTGAGAGCGCCGAGCGTCGGGATCTCGCGCGGCATCATGCCGAGCCAGAACACTTCGTCGTCGCCGTCGAACGCCATCGCGAAGAACGTGGTGAGCGGGGCGTCCCAGCCGACCGTAGTCACACGCTGGTCGGGTGACCCGGGAGCGTTGGGGATGACGTGGCGGCTCACTGGGCACCGCCCGTCTGAGCCTGAGCGGCCTCCCGAGCGTCAGCCATCGCCGCCAACTGCGCGGCCATCTCGCGGGCCTGAGACGGAGGGATCACCCACTCGTCAGCGCCACCAGGGAAGATCGTGATGCCCTGGTCGAGGAGAGCCAGCATGTCACCGCCGTCATGCCATCCCATGCCGAGTTCAGCGGGAGCCTCCAGCACGATCGGGACCGTCTCGCCCTCGACGACGACCGCCCGGAAGTGCTGCTCGGGCAGCTTCTCGCCGTCCTCGCTGTAGGCCGTGATGCCGATGTGGACGACGTTGCCTGCGGCGCCGATCGACGGGTGCCAGTAGTTGCCGTCGTGGTAGTCGTTGTCGCCTGAGGTGAGCATCTCGGCGACGTTCTCCGGGGTTGGCGGTGTCGCGGCGACCTTCTCGGGGGTGATGTCGCTCATGACGCCACCCCGGAGAACAGGTCAAGCTGGCCCGACGGCTCGGCTTCCTCGTAGGGCTTCTGCGTCCAGATCAGTGCCGTGCTGACCTTGGCCCCCATGCCGGAGAAGGCGCCTCGTTCGCACGATCGCGCCCTTCCGCATTCGTCGAGGAGTCCGCGCACCTTTTGTACGAGCTTGGAGCGGCCGGTCATCACGATGCGGGGAACCACCGCGCCGATGACGCCATACGGCGCGAGCAGGTGCGGATGGTGGTAACACTCCAGCACGTGTTCGGCCCATGCCTCGCGGCGGTCCGGCAGGGTGAACGGCGGGTTCATGACCACCAGATGGAAGGGCTGCCACGCCCCGCTGGTCGCCTGCCGCGTGACGTCGGCGAGGTACAACTCCAGGGTGGTCTGCACGACCTCGATGCCAGGCGTCGCGCGCAGGGCCGCAGCCCGTGTCTCGCTGGGCTCGACCGCCGTGATGTGCGCTTCGGGCAGGCGCTCCCGGATCGCGCGGACAAGGTGCCCCTCGCCTGCGGAGGGTTCGAGCACACGGACGCCATCACCGAGGGCGTGCCACGGTTCCATCAGCCAGTACACGAGATCGTCGGCGACCTCGGCCGGAGTGGGCCAGAAGGACATTTCCCGGTCTGAGGCTGGGACGGTCATGCCGCACCATCCGCACGGTTGAGCAGTGACGTGAGCACCCGCCGCGTGTTGTCGTCGAGCCCGACCAGGACCTCACGCCCGTCCTTGTCGATCATCCGGACCAGGGTCGCGCCGACGTTCTCCTCGGTCTCCACCATGAACACGGTGGGCGCGATCCTCACCGGATCCTCATGGACCGTGGCGTCACCGATGACGGCCGACGTGACCATCTCCCGCTCGGTCGCGGGCCGGACCACGATCTGCTTCTCGCCGTGGTAGTCGGCCGCTGTGGCGACCGCGAAAGCCTCCATGGCCTCTTCGGCACCCATCGGGTGCGACGGCGCGTCCTGCCCGGGGTACGGGGCGGGCTGGCCGTCCACCAGGACCCGCCACTTGCCGTGGCCGGTTGAGCGGGGCAGAAGGATCATGCCCTCGTCGTTGAGGCAGTCCTCCAGGTCGTCGGCGTCCTCCATGGCGGTGGGCTCACGGTCGCCCGCCTCGTCGACTTCGGCCGCCTGGCGCTGCCACGCCGTAACGGCGCGGGCCACGGCCTCGCGCTTGGCCTGGTACGGGTTCGTCGTCGCGGGCGTCTCGGGGGTTTCGGTGCTCATGCCGCATCCTTCGGGGAGTAGGGGTGCCGGTAGTCGGCGAAGGGGATCAGCTCGTCCTGGGCGAGCGGGAGCACCACGAGCGGGGTGCGTCGAGGCTTGGTGAACGTCTCCTCCCGCTGGGCGGGAACCAGGTGCGCAAGAGCAGCCCAACCGGTCGTGGAGCCGTGAGAGGCGAAGTGACGGCGACGATGGCGGCCCTGGTGGCGGGCGAACGGCGCGGCCGGTAACACGGCGAGACGGCGCCCGGTCACGACTCCGACACCTCGCCCTGCTGCTGGCACCACTCGCCGGCCGCCACCCACAGCAGGCCCTGATCTCCTGCGGTCTCGTGGACGTTGCCGTACTTCGCGGTCATGAACATCGGGTCGCCGCACTTCGGGCACTTCTCCGCCGTGTGGCCGCGCTCCCCCGCCTTCACCGGCCACACCGGCTGCTCGGCGGACGGCTGGTACTGCGACCCCAGGTCTCTGCGGTATCGGGCACGGGTGTCGGCGAGAGTCGCCCTGGTGGCCCGGCAGGCGGTGAGGTCGTCTTGAAGGAGGGCCTCGCGTTCGTCGAGCCAGGAGATGTCCATTTCAAGCTCGGCGAGCCTCTTGTTGAGGTGGTCGGCGTACAGCTTGGTCAGCGGCAGAGGCTCAGGCGTGAAGTGATCGATGTTCGGTCCGAGAATCTGGTCCGTGGTGCTCAAAGTGATCTCCTGTTGGTGCGCTTGTTCGGAGTGGTGCAGTGCGCTCGCCCGACCCCCGTAGGAGAGCGAGCACGGAAGAGTCAGGAGCGAGGGGCGGCGAGAGAGGACAGCCAGTCGGCGGCCATCTGCAGGTGCTCGGCGGACAGCCCCGAGTCAGCAGGGATGTCCACGATCAGGAAGTCGCCGACGCCTGCGTGATCGGCCAGGTAGGCGCGGTCTACGGCATCAAGGTCGTCGTCGAACCACACGAACGGCCTGCTGTTGATGTACATGGCGACGGGCGGCACCTTCGTGTTCACCCACGCCGCTTCGTCGCCCGACATGACGTCGATAACGGGCAGCTTCGGAAGGCCGATCTTCGGGCCGATCTCGCGGTTGGCGTCGTCCGTCCACGTGGTCGCCCACACCAGCTCGGCGCCGGTCTGCTCGGCCAGCTCCAGCAGCATCGGCCCGTGGGACGGGTTGAGTCGCACCCGGTAGGTGCCGTTCCAGCTTTGGCAGGTGTGGCGCTCCCAGCCGGGGCCCGGGTCGATGGTGAGGACGTTGAGGACGCCGTCCACGTCCAGCAGGATCAGCGGGCGGGTGCTCACGACTCACCGCCAGAGGGGACCCCGAGCGACTCGCGCCGCTCGCTGATGACGCGCTTCCACTCGGCGGTCAGGGCCGCCCACCTCTCGTACCTTTCGTTTCCTCCGACAGCAGCGCCGCGCTCAAGGGAGAAGCCGTGCTCAACCAGAGCGGGAGCGTGCGGGTTGTTGTCGTAGGCGTTCTCGCCTACGAGGTCGATCGCCCCTTCGTCGAACTGCTCATCGTCGTAGTGGAGGGGATCGGTGTAAAGCTGGCCGATGACGCACTCGCCGCAGTCGTTGATGTTGAGCGTGTCCAGGTGGATCCGCTGCCACCAGCCGGGGCGCTTCTCGTCCAGTAGGGCGGCACCGCGAGCGACACGCTCAGGGATGTCGAGGAAGGTTGTCTCGGGCATCAGGCACCGTCCAGGGGAAGCTCAGGCCAGCCGGGAGGGTCGAGGGGAAGGGTCTGAACGATCTCGTCGGCAAGTCGGGCGATGTCCTCGAACGCAGTTGGGATGTCCTCACCCGTGATCGCGTAGATCGCGCACATCTCGATCTCGAACGCCCTCGCCATCTGGCATGCCTCGGCTGGTTCGATTCCGCGCCCAATCAGGTAACGCTCCGCGGCGGTTGGGTCGGTCTCCGACCACGGCATGATGGCGTGGGCCATCATCTGCTTGCCGAGATCCAGCGCCATGCTCAGCGCTTCTGGCGCATTGCCGTCGTTGTAGAGCGTTCCGACGATCGCCAGCCGGTCCCCCAACTGGCTCATCCGAGCCCGAGTCGCTGTGCGCACCCGCTGCTCTTCCACCGAGCGATACATGGCCTTGCTACTGGTGAGGAGTTCATCCAGTTCGGCTGGCGTGAGTCGAACCACTGGCAGCCCGAGCGCGTACTCAACGACCTGATCGAAGTCCGCGCCCTGGAAGTACTCCACGCCAGCCGTGCGCGGCCAGCGCTCGGCGCAGAAGTCGATCAGGGCGCGCTCATTCACCTGGTAGCCGGTATGCGGGTCGGAGAACCACGAGCGGGTCACAGAATCGCCGTGCCGTGCCGCGCTCTTCGCGTGCTCGGACAGGCGCTTGTGCGCTTGCTTGGCCTGTCCCACTTTCACGGTGTTGCTTGCGAACTCGATCACGTAGACATGGCGCTCCCGCTCCTGGCGGTGCCTCTCGCGCTGTTCGTTGTCCAGATCGCGCGGCGTTATTGCTGCCATGATCCTGCCTCCTTGGTCAGGTGAACATCTGGTTGTGTGCCGTCACGTCCCCGACCCCCGATAGATGGCGGGGACGTGACGGAGGGAAGATCAGAACGGGTCGTCGTCAGCGACGATCGGATGGCACAGACACGGGCCGTCCCGGCAAGGCGTCAACGGGTCTGTGTCCACCAGTGCGCGTTCGGCCAGCTCGTCCAAGGTCCAGTCGCGGTCGTCGCCCGGCTCATACAGGTCGTCGATGTCGGTCATCGGAGATCTCCTAGGCGGCGAGGTAGACGATGAGGGCCGCGACCACAGCGGCGGCAGCCACGACGGTCAGCACGGCCAGGACCGCGGAGGACAGGCAGCCTCCGGCTCCACTTCGGGGTAGGCATGCTCACGTCGTCTCCTCAGGAAGGTCGGAAGGGGAGCCGTGCGGATCGGCGACGTGGCCGGAAATGACCCACTTACCGTCCGGGCTCGGGTACGCCCACGTGGTGCCGCGCAGCAGAACGGGCACGTCCAGCGGGTCGAAGCCGGTCCGCACCAGGTAGCCGTGGTTGTAGGCCTCGGTGCGGCGCCTTTCGACCCACCCATGGCAGCCCGTCACGCCGCTGCCGCACAGCAGGAGGAGGTTTTCGGCGGTGTTCTCGCCGCCGCGGCCTCGCGGGATCCGGTGGTGGATGGAATCCTCGTCGCGGGGCACCTGGGCACCGCAGCGGACACACCCGTTGTCGCGGGCCTCCACCAGCGCCCGCAGCTTGGTGGACGGTCCGGAGTTCGGCTGCGGGAACTTCAGGTGCCAGCCGTTGCGGCACAACTCCACGTCGAACGGCAGAACGCTCCGCACCCCGAGGGCGTGCATGCGGTCCAGCCGCCGGCGGGCCTCCGCCTCGTTGGCGAACGTCTCCTTGTTGCAGCAGGACTGCACGCGCGTCTTCATCGGCCACGCCCCGGCGTGTCATACAGCGCCTTCGCGTTGACGTTCAACGAACGCATCACTTCGACCTGCGTCTTGACCTGCCACACGTAGTCGGAGGCGTTCTGCCGGATGACCTTCGCCTCCCGGAAAGCCCAGTACTCCTTCGAGATGCGGACCGCGTACCACTCGTCGGCCTGCTTCTGCGTCACCTGGCCGGCCTTGCGGCCCACCTCGGGCGGCTCCTCGCTGGTCGCGAACAGGTAGGCGGTGCGGGCCTCCAGGAACGCCCGCTCAGCGGTGACCTCAGCGTCCCGGGCCCTCATCAGGTTGAGCTGGGCGCGGGCCAGTTCGTTGTTGAGCCGCTTCAGATACACGTCCGTGTCCGCGGGGGTGAGGACGGCGTCCTCGGAGATGAACTGGAACCCGGCCTCGCTGCGCTGGAAGACGTCCGTCATGACTGGCCGCCCTCAGAGTCGGCGGCCTCGTCCTCGCTGTGGTCGAGCGGGTTGTCCTCGGCCGACCTGGTGAACGGCGGCTCGTCGAGGAAGTCGCCTCGGTTGAGCGCCACCATCACCTGGGCGGCCTCTGCGCCGGTCAGATCCTCAGGCTTGGCAATCTCCCGGTCGGCAGCCTTGGACATGTAGACGAGCGCCAAGTCGGGCGACGTGATGCCATTCTTCGACAGCAGCAGCACGATCTGGTTGCGCTGCCTCTTGGCGGACATGCCGTCGGCCTGCTCGGCGTCGCCGTTCTGCGCAGCGACAGTTTCGCGGATGGTCTGGCCCTGGATCGTCTCGCGCGGCGTCTCGTCGTCGAGGTGCTCCATCTCGACGTCGCTGTACATGCCGCCCAGGTCCTCGGGGAAAGCGCGGCGTAGCGCCTTGGCTTCGGCGCACTTTTCGATTTGGCCGTCCGGGCTGGTCTTCCACAGAGCCTTCGGGTTGCCGTCCCGGTCCCGGTCCACGTAGGCGGCGAAGCGGGCCACCCCGGAGAACCGCTTGCCGTTGCGCAGGACGACGACCTTCGCCGCGACCGGCGGCTGCTCAGTCAGCCACACCTCGTGTTGGGCGCCATCAGCGTCGAACCAGACGGTGTCCTCGTACTCGTAGTCGATGCCGGACTTGTCCGCCGCCCGGCGAGCGATCACCCGGAAGCCGTCGATCCCGGTCTGTGGCGTGAACACCTTCCGGCCGGCCCGCTTGTCATAGCGGCCGATCAGATACACCTGCTTGAGGAACGGGTCCAGGTCGCGCCGCTGGCACAGGTGGATGAACCCGGCCAGCTCGGCGTTGGTGCACTCGTGGTCCACGCCCATGCTCGCCAGGACGGCCCGCTGTTCGGCGTTGAACATGGACTGGGTGGGCTGGATCGCCAGCGCACCACTGCCCTGCACGGCGGGCAGGTTGTCAGTCACGGTCATGCCGCAACTCCTCGTAGAAGTAGGTCGGAAAGGTCAGGGAGCTTCTTTTCGGCGACCAGGAACGGCGTCCCACCGCCTTTGGCCTGCCTGCGGGCCAGACGGCGCCCGTCGTAGTAGGCGCGGTGCGCGGACCCCATCGCCTCAAGCAGGCGGGCTCGGACCTTCTGTTCGCGCTCCTGCGCCTCGGCCAGGCTGGTCGTGGCGTCGATGAACTCGACCGCCAAATCCAGGTCCGCCACGAACGACGTGTCCTTGTCGATGTCCGGGTGCAGTTTGCGTACTGCGGCGTACGTGGCCGGGTGGTGGTCCAGGTCCGGCATCTCCCGCCAGTACAGCGACGACAGGAAGTCCTCGGCCTGGTCGCGCATCCACGTACAGTCGAGAGGGTCGTAGCGGACGACGTACTCGCGGAACTCCAGCCGCCCCGTCAGGACGACCACGTACCAGACGTCCAGGCCGAGCGTGTCCATGTACCACTGGACTTGTGGCCGGTAGTAGGCCGGGATCTCGTCCGTGCCGGGATTCCCCCACCCGGACGCCTCAGCGTCGGTCTTCAACTCCAGTCCTGCCCGCACGCCCGGCTCAGGGAAGTGGCCGGGCATGCCGAGCAGGAGCCGGTCCGGGTTCGCGAGCTGGTAGTCCCGCTCGGCGTGCACGTACGTGCCGGCCTCGCGAACCTCGTACTCGGGGTGCTGGTCGGCGAACCATGCCGCGATCCCGGACTCCAGGTAGTGGCCGCGAGCCTGCTCCTTGGTCTGGGTGTCCTTCTGGACCAGGCCCGCCATCAGGCACCACACCGAGTACGGGGACTCCCACGGGGACAGGCCAAGCAATGCCGCGATCCTGGATCCGCCGAGCCGCTGAGCGCGGGCGGCGTCCCATTCGGGCGTGCTGCTCTCCCATCGGCCGATGAAGCGCCCCGTTGGCGTGGGTAGCGTCACTGCTGCTCGTCTCCCTCGTCGTTGGGGGTGTCGTCGCTGTAGTCCGCCTGCTCGCGGCGGAAGTCAGGATCGGTCCACGGCTGCCACGCCGGCTTCGCGTTCTCGGCCAGGTCTTCGCCCTCATGGGCGGCCAGCTCCGAGGCGGACTCCAGGACGTCGATCTCCCGGTGCGGCAGACGGTGCAACCACACCCGCCGACCGTCAGGGGTGCGGGCCTCGCACACCAGCGCCCGGCAGGAGAACGGGCCGCCACACGGAGCGGGCTCGGTGGCCAGCCGGAGTGGCTTGCTCCAGTCCTCCGAGTGGGCGTTCAAGTGGACGTAGATGCGGTGCAACTCGATGAGGTCGCCAGCGTGGGCGTTAGCGAAGGCCGTCATGAGGTCACTCCCGCCGGTGAAGCGAGCGCTGCGGTCAAGAGCCGCAACAGCTCGGGCGTATGCAGCGGTTCGCCCTGCTGCAGTCCGGGCGTCTCGGCGACCGCCCGCTCCAGGTCGGTCCATGACTCGTTCAGGGACAGCCATGCGCCGCCCGCCTGGTGGCGGTAGGAGGAGTAGGTGCGGCCCCGCTTGCCCGGCTTGATGTAGGCCACCACTACATCGGCGGACCCGTCCGGGCGGGTGAGGGTCCGGCGCACTTCGAAGGTTCCGTAGTCCTGCGGGTTGCGGTTCATGTCGTCGCCTCCGCCTTCTCAGCGAGACGGGCAGTCACCGGCTCGCTGGACGCCTCAACGGCGGTCCACCGCCACGACCCGTGGTAGAGCTGCTTCTCGTGCCGGATGTAGACGACCGGCTCCGACCGCAACAGCCTTGCGGCCTCATGCCAGGCGTCCCGGTCCATCCGCAGCCGCCCGTTCCGGATCCCGGCGAGGGACGAGTACCAGGCGACGCCCACGCCCCAGCCGAGCACGTCTCGGCTGCCGGGGATCGCCGCGTACTGCTCAACGTCCAGTTGCGGCTCGTAGTCGCGCACCTGGCCGGAGGGGTGCTCCACCACCGCGACCGCGCCGGCGGGCACGCGCAGGACGGCCACCTCCACCACGGACGGGCGGGCGCCGACCAGAAGTCTCGGGGCGCTCACGCGGGCACCTCCCCGCGCTGCTCAGCAACCTTCACTTCCTCCGCGTACAACCACCGCAGCTTCCGCTTGGAGTACTCGTAGTGGTCGATCTGCCGGGCCACGTCCTCGGGCTCAGGGGGCAGCACGTGCGTCACGACGCCACCTCGGCAGGCTCGTCGCCGCTCTCGTCCGCAACGGGATCGACCAGGTCCCACACCTTGACGGTCAAGCCGCAGTAGGTGCCCTCGACCGCGATCTGCACCTTGCCGTGCAGGTGCGGCCTCTCGGTCACCTCGCACCCCAGCAGGACCGCGTACCGCTTGAGCGCCTCACGGGGGTCGTCCTCGCGGACCAGGTGGCCATCGACCTGGTTGGGGTGGGTGGCGCTGAGCGACCAATTAACGTTCGCCAGCCCCTCCCCGATAAGGGACATCAGGATGGTCGCGGTCCGCTGGTAGGCGATGCGGTTGATCGCGTCGTCGGTGATGGCGTCCCACTCGTCGAGGGGGTCGCGGCGCCACACGATGCGTGAGTCCGGGTAGGAGAAGTTCAGTTTGCGGAACGCCTGCTTGGCGTCGTCGGCGTTCCGGCTGGGCTCGGTGCGGCCGATCAGCGTCTCTCCGTCGCGGATCTCGACGGCGAACTCGGCGAGGCCGAACGGGTCGTATACCGTGGTCATCAGTTCTCGCTCTCTTCGATCAGTCAGTGCTCGTGAGCGGGGATCAGCGGGTCCGGCAGGGTGAGATTTGCCGGGCCCGCAGCCTTGTCAGGGCTTGCGGTGGTGCTTGCCGACGTACTCGCAGTCGTCGATGGCGGTGAGTTCCGAGACGCGCACGGACAAGCCGAGCGTCATCAGGAAGGCACCCCAGCACTCGACGGCGGTCATGCCGCGCCCTCGTTCCTGTACAGGCGGCTCACGCTGCGGTCTGCGACCGGGATGTTGGAGTTCGTGGGCGGCGCGGCGGGTCGCTTCTGCGGCGTCTTCCGCCCAGGCCGCTGCGGTTCACGCCGCTGAGTGCGCGTGGGCACCTCGGCCGGCTTGGGCTGCTGCTTCGGCTGCTGAGCGCCGTTGCGGATGATCTCGGCGATCTGTTCGTCGGTCCACCAGACCTGGCCGCCGATCTTCGTACGCGGGATCAGACCCGCAGCCCCCGCCTTGTACATCCAGCTCGCGCTCTTGCCGACCTTCTTGCCGGCCGCTTCGGCGTTGTGCAGGACGGGCGGAGTCATGCCGACTTCCGTTCCTCCAGCTCGACAACCTCGAAGAGGTCGTCGAACGTGAGTCCGTGATCACGTGCGGCGAGAAGCAGATTGCCCTGGAAATAGGGGCCAGGGTCTGCCCTTCCGTTGAGGACTCGGCTGTAGTGCCCCTGGTCCACTCCGATGGACTCGGCGACCTGTGTGTTGGTGGTGCAGTCGAACACACGCTTGAGGCGTTCACCAGCTCCTTGGCGTAGCCGGATAGTGGCTCCTTGGCTCATGTACATAGACGCTACTCATGTACATGGCGCAACGCAAGACATGACCTGGGATTGACCTGGAACGGTCTAGGCCGTAAGAACTGGTGTTATGAGTGTGGCGCAAGAGATATAGCGCTGACATGGGATTATGCACATATGCAAGGTGGACGGAGCATGCGCATGGCCCTATGCTCTTGTACATGGTCAAGTCGCCAAGTTGGCCCGTTGACCGCTTCCGCGAACTGATCGACCAAATCTTGCGGGACACCGGGCTACCTCAAGTCCAACTCGCCGCACTCGTCCCCATGGACCAGTCCCAGCTCAGTCGCTGGAAGTCCGGATCGAGCAAACCCAAGCCCGAGAGCTTGAAGGCTCTCGGGGAGGCGCTCGCCGAGCACTACGCCCACTTGGGCATAGGACCCGACGAACTGATCGACACCGTGTACCCCCGAGATGCGACCGAGGGTGCCGATCGCGACAACATCCAAGAGGTGCACTCACCCGAGGCTCCGATAGACATCGCCAACATCACGGACCCCTCGCCGCGAGAGTCGATGATCCTTGCGGCGATGGCTGCCGTACATCGCGATCTCCGCCTCCTGCATGAGAAGGTCGACGCCCTCGCGGCCGAACGTCGCGCCGACCGGGAGGAAATCGACCGCGACACGGAAGATCGAAAGGGCGCTTAGGGGCTCCTAAGTTATAACAAAGTCGGACATCTCTGCAGCGGATTGTCACAGAATGAATACGATCCGCCAGGGGATATGGACCCCATAACGTGAATAGGCGTCATATAAGGGTCCCGACAGCTCATAACGGCGAGGGATAAAAACACCAGCACATCTTGGGGAGGTGCGGGCGTTTTGGCGTCCCCACGGAAGAACGAAGTGTCATCGAACGGAGAATCGTCGTACGACAGTTTGATCAGAAGGGCGTTGCGGCTACTTCGCCGGCAGTCCACAGCACGCGAGGAAGTACTCGCTGCGGAATTGGCGCGAGCGTTCCTTGAACGCGACCGCCTCGAACAGCAAGTCATCGCCGCCGAGAACGACGCCCACGCCCAGGCCGAGATCAGCAGAGTGATGCGATCTGGCGAAGGGGAACGACTCCTGGTCGTCCAGTATGACGGCATGACCCTGCGGGCCATCTTGCACGCGTCAGGCAGGCGGGCACCTGCAAGGGAAGCCGCCGTCTGGAGGTGCCTACGCGATACCGCAATCAGGGCGCGGGAGTCCCGTCGTGAACGATGATCCCGAAAACGTTCAGGAGTACCGACGGCAGCGATTAGAGCCTGAGATCGCCGCCATGTCGGTCGAACTCGACGAAGATCAGCTCATTCTGATCGTTAACCTCGATGACCCAACCGCCAGAAAGTCGATCAAAAGGCTCATCGTGTGGCTCGGTACCATCACCCTTGGCTCACTTCTCGAATGGGTGCGGCGATCCTCAAAACGAAATGTGGTCCTGCTCGTAGCAGGATCCGCGACAGTCGCTTCCGCTGCCACCGCCGCAGTAACGGACATGACAAAAGACAGGTCTCCGCACCCGCCGATAGTCGCCCAGCGCACCGTCACCCTCCCTCCCCGACCTGCAGTCACCGTGACAGCGGCGCCCAAGGAACCCCCGGCCAAGCAGACGCCGGCGGCACGCTCCACGAGGTCGCCCGACAGCCTGCCGCCCCGGGGTGCCCTCTCCTCGTCTGCCCTGCCGCCCTCAACGGCCCCTTCGTCCAGCGGACAACCACCTCCGCCACGGTCATCCCCAGCCAGCGCACCGCCGTCCTCCTCTCCCGCCCCGACACGAACCACCGAATCTCCACGGCCAGCCGCGTCGAGCGAGCCGAGCGAGAGGGAGCAAGCGCGCCCGAACCGCACGTCTTCCTCTCCCATGCCTGAGCCGACAACGCCACCCCCCTCACGGCCGACAAAAGAAGCGACCTCGCAAGCGCCAGAGCCCCCGCCTACGCAACCCTCTCCGGGCAGGGACTGCCTCGTCCGCGTGGATCTCGACCCTCTCGTGGACGTCTGTGTGCTGGGCTAGACCCTGCACCCCCGGACAACCCCTCACCTCGCAAGGAACATCATGGCGTTCCACCAAGTACGCAAGGACGGCGTGATCGTCGCACGCTGGAAGCGGGCGGACGGGACGATCGGCACCAAGTCCCGCCACCCAGACACAAACGAGTACTGGAAAGACGGCGACGAGGCCGACGCCTGGGGCGAATGGATGGAAGACCTCGAACAACGAGGCCTCGCCCCCGACTACCGGCGCAAGCCTAAGAAGCAACCCGAGCCTCCCCCCGAACCGGAAGAGGCGGACGAAGCCGGCGTCACCGTCAACGAGTGGTTCGCCCGCTGGTGGACCGGGCTCGATGTCGGTCTACGGTCCCGGGGCAACTACGCCTACCTGTTCCGAGCCCACGTACTGCCCGAGTGGGGCGAGACGGCACTCAGCGACATCAAGGCCAGTGACGTCAACACCTGGGAACAGCGCATGATCCGAGCTGGGTACGCGCGTGACGGAGTCGCCTCCGGCGCCCGCACCCGGCTCGCGACGCTGCTGGGCGACGCCGTCACTGAAGGACTCATTGGCAGCAACCCCGCGCTGCGGCAGCGCCACCGAGGCCGCCGCTCCGGTGTCGGTACAGCCGGCCGCGGCAGGGAGAAGACCGCCATCACGCCGTTCGAGGCCATGTGCCTGTGCGAGCGGATGGGTGTCCTGTCCGGGCGGGACGACGAGTTCATCTTCGGCGTCACCCTCGCCTTCGGCGCGCTGCGGTACGGCGAGGGGATCGGCTTGCAGCGCGAGTACGTGAAGCTCGGCAGGCTTCGCGTCGACTGGCAGCTCATCGAGGACGGCGGCAAGTTCTACCTCGGTCCACCGAAGGACGACTCCAACCGGGACGTGGATCTGCCTCCGTTTCTACAGGAATTGCTGAACCGGCAGATCGCCGCCCATCCGGATCAGCGGTGCCGCTGCAAGCCGGTCACGATCGAGGGCCAGGACGAGCAGCCGTGCCAGGGCGGTGGCGCGTTCGTCTTCCTGGGTGAGCGTGCCGGTCATCACCGCAACAGCAACTTCGCCCGCCGCGTGTTCGACCCAGCGGCCGACGGCTGGTACCCGACGTCGAAGGGCAGACGTGGTACGAAGAAGCACCGCGAGGAGGACCGGAAGATCGGCGTGGCCTACAAGCCGGTCCTGGTCGAACTGGACACGCCGTGGCCGGGATCCCCGCTTCCGGCGTGGCCGGCCGCCGTACCTGGACATCCGTACGATGCTCCGCGGGTACTTGGCTACCAGCGTCGCCCGCTCGGGCTCGGCGTGAACGCGGCATCGTCGAAGGCGGACCTGGTGGCGTTCGCCATCCGGCAGGGCATTCCCGTGGAGCAGGCGCGGGACCTGACGCGGGAGGCCATCCTGGATCTGTTCGTCCGTTCGCAGTACGTCTCCGAGAAGGCTCCAGTGGCGTCGTGGGCGCCCATCACGGAAGGGTTGAGGCCTCACGATCTCCGGCATGCGCACAGCACGTGGCTGATGGATCTAGGGACGCCTCTGCAGCTTCGCGACGACCGGATGGGGCACGCCTCGCCGGAGATGCGAGGAATGCGCGGAACCTACACGCACGTGTCGCGGGAGTCGCGGGCGTGGCTGCGGGAGCAACTGGAGCGGCTGTGGCAGGACGCGCTTGCGCGGCGAGCGTGGTTCGGTCTCCACTCGCCCGTCAAGATCTTGGATGAGTTGCTGGCTCCGTTCCGTGACGGGAAGCGGGAGCCGATCGCTCCGTACGAGGCTCGCGGAGAGGTGCTCCAATTCCCTACCTCGCGTGCGGGTTAA